ATAGAGTAAGAGAGAGTAAGATAATGGAATGGATTAAATGGCAACGCAAGGGACAGTGGGTAGACAACGATGAAGGCTACCATTATAAATACTGTGGTGCGTGTGGTGGTCAAGCCGAGCACGACTTCAATGGTTGTGTTGACTGTGCCAACCGACAGATAGCACGACGTGCTAAGGCTAGGAAGACAGCCACGGTAGGTGAGTACACAGTGACACGCTATGCCAACGGTAACCTCACCTGCACATGCAAGGGCTATCAGTTCCGCAGGCAGTGTAAGCACACAGCACAGGCAGTGTTCTAAGGTGTGAAGGGTAGGGGTAGGGGTACCACCCCCACGCCCCCACCGGGTACCGGAAGGTAAGTCCCACCCCCCTACTACTGGCACGGATCTTGCCCTAGTACATGTTTAATAGCGCAGCAAAAATTGGAGAATTAAAAAATGCCGCAAAAAATAAATTGGAAATATGCCTTTATTTCGCTTGCATTGTCTTATTTTATATGGTATAATGTATCCATACTTGGAAAGGTATAAGGTCTGATAGCTCAATTGGTCAGAGCACCCCGCTCATAACGGGTAGGTTCCGAGTTCAAGTCTCGGTCGGACCACCACTAACTTAATTGGAGAGAGAAAATGAAATTATCTAAAAACAAAGCGGTGACATGTGCAGACGGTTTTCAAATGTCAGTTCAGGCGGGTGAGGGTATGTACTGTACACCCCGTGATGATAACGGTCCCTATTCCGAGGTTGAGATCGGTTACCCTTCGGAGAGGGAGGAGTGCATCATGCCGTACTGTGAGGATCCCGAACGCCCTACTGAAACGGTTTATGGGTATGTCCCACGGCAGTTCGTAACCTATATCATAGCCAAGCATGGTGGCTTGATCTCAGGCGGGTTGCCGAATGGTTTGTTCATGAACAAGTTTACCGAGGTAGATGATTAAGGTTTAGGTTAATCATATGATCCAACTATTTATAATAGGTCAGAGGGTCATATGTGCAACAATCAAAAAAGAAATTTTCAATAGGAGATTTAGTAGAGTATTCCGATAACCTTCCGTTTGCAATGCATTCAAGTAGCGTAGGCGTGGTTGTGGAGATTTTAAATCTTAAAGAGGAGTGGCGTAAACTAGAGGAGGATACAAATCCAGAGTACGCCAAAGGCTTCCTTGAGGAACTTAAAATGTTCCATGCGCTGAAGGGCGTAGAGAAAAAGCCAGACCAATATCCACAACAACGCCAAGAAATGCTAGAGAAAATGCTACGCAAAGGAATGTCTGTAGAGGATATGGAAATCAAAGATGAAGATTACTTAGTAAGAGTTGTTTGGACAAGTGGCGAAAGCTACGTAGAGCACCCCGCAGACCTAGATGTAGTATTAAAGGTTAAGGAGGTTCCAGATGGCGAACGATAAAATAGAGTTAAAAGAAATAGACACGCTGCTGACAGCAATCAATGGTGTGGACAGTAAGATAGAAGAGCTAGTGGAAGAATTAAGAAATGCTGTGAGAGGGCAGCTTGAAGTTATTAAAGCTTTAAAAGATGAGAATGAAAGCCTATGGTTTATGTTAGAAGAAATTAAAAAATCTGATATGGAAAATTGGGCGAAGCAAAGCAACAATAAAGAGATCTTGCAGAACAGGCTTGACGGCTGGTTTGCAGAGATGGCAACAATGAAGAACAATCAAGGTGATGCATGAAGAATGAAACAAGCGAACAACCAATTATTATTTTTGACAACAATTCGCAAGCTGATGGATATTCAGGAGAAGAGTCCACAATACTAACAGTAAACTCTTTTTGTAACAGACAAACAGCAGAGAGTAAGTATTCACATTTCACTGGTACAAACACAGAACTGTTAGACTTAATTGCGGAGAACTGGTATTCATGTAAGCCGGGATACAGGACAGGCGTAGTCCTTGTAACAATCCCCCCAGAAGGATTCTACTCATCCGTTTGTCGCCTTCAGCCGGGAGATACCCTTCAGGGGTCGTACAAGCCCCGTAGGGAAGGCGAAGACCCTCGGAAGACTCTTGGCATAGCTGACGGCGAAAAGCTTTCAGCGAGGCTTGTAGAGGTCGTCCTTTATAATTCTCCTGTCCTAGCTGAAGATGGCTCAAATGAATTACCATCAGAGACGGGGAACTGGGAAGTGGTTTCAATCAACGCTTCTGCTTGGGAGGGAGGAACTCCCATCCATCCCCAAACCTTGATGCACAATCATTTTGGTTCTTCTGGTGGGACAAAAACAAACTTAACAGACGAAGAGTTCTGTGCTATGCTTAGGCACAGCTTTATGTATTGGAAAGATAAGGCTTTATTATCATAACCAAGGAGTGATGTGTTTAGAATGACAAAGAAGTACGAAGCAAAAATTTATAAATCAGATGATCCTTTAATGGAACGAACCCGTGTATTTGAAGCAACTTGTTTTGAAGAAGCGGTTTCTCGTGCCTATGTATGGCGAGTGCAACTCGCCGGTAACACATGGGACTGGCGTTTTAAAAAGGTTGCTCTGATGGCAAGACGATAAGAAGAGAAGAGGAAAAGAGGAGACACTATGATCATTGGTGATAATGTAAAGATAGACCCTTGGGAGCACAAGCGCACAGTAGGTGAGTTTGTGCATCTGGTTAGAACAGCGAAAGGTCCGGAGCAAATGCTTAGTTTATTTATGGAAGCTAGGCGTGAGCTTGACAAAGAAGAGTATCGGGTATTTCGCAATATGACCGAACCGCAACTTAGCATTCTGTTAGAATGTGGTGCGCTTTTGGATAGCCGGATTTAGGAGGTTTATTTTTATGCCATTAATACTATATGATTAAGGTTTCGTGCCGCCGTGTGGCTACTGGGAAAAAGCAACTGATTTATCTGAAGACTGTGACCACCAATTTAAGGGAAGAACAAGAGGGTAATGAGTGGGTTGTTAGGATAAGATTGTGGTGATCTTATCCCTCGCTCCATGTCTAATAACGAGTGAGCCCAATTGGGGTTGTAAAGGTTAGGCTAGTATTGTATCCTCTGCAAAGCTTTGGTACACGAACACGGTATACACCATAAATTGAAAATGGCACGTTAATCTAAAACTTTGAGAAGCTCGGTAGAAATACCGGGCTTTTCTTTTTTTTACCGCTCGGTTATAATTACTATATGAACGACAACATTAATTATTTCGTATATGTGGTGAATACTGATGTACCTGACGAAAATATTTTTTCTGGCGAAATCGGTGTAGGCTTTACCTCTATCACAGCCGGTATCTGTGATGCCCCATACGGTACGATGTACATTGCACCCACCTCAATCATACCCGTGGATAATCCAAGTGAATTTATGATTAGGAAGGCTGTCTTACAATACTTTGGTGTGCAGGATCACATGGATTATTAAAAGATCTTTTTTTCTGTATTATACCTCACAAAAACAAACATACCTTTGAATAACTGTTGACTTCTCCTGCCTCAAGAAGTATAATATATATGTAAGGTCGGGGGGCAGTCCTCCGGTACTTTCCTTCCCCAACTAAAGGATTTGAAATGACTACTCCACAAACCATTATGATTGTTCTTCTCGCCATTGCTGGTGCCACTAACCTGCTCAAGAACGGTGAGTACTATACCAAGAACGCATTGCACACAATATTGTTTTCTCTTCCTCTGATGGTTACAGTCCTCTGGGCTGGTGGCTACTGGGAAGTGATTGCTGCTCCCCAAATAATCCACATTATTCTTACGACACTCAACTGTGTCTTTGCCCTGATTAATCATGGCGAGAGAGTTAAATATCTTGGGGTTGCTGTCATTATTGACATTCCGTTGATTGTGGCTCTTCAGTGGTGGGGCGGATTCTGGGGTTAGAAACTCCGTTTTCGCACTGCGTCAAAAGTGGCTAAATAAGCGTAAAATCAGCTAAATTTTTTTCCGATTCCGTGCTTTTTTTACTTGACTTTTGTTACGATATGTGGTCTAATGTGTATGTAAGTTGGTTGAGGGATCGTTTTTTGCCAAGGAGGGCATATCATGGAAAAAGAGTTTGTAATCTGGGGAGTGCCGCCAATGGCAACAGAAGAAACCGTGCTTTATACAAAAGCCACAACAATGAGGGAAGCTGAAAAGGTTGTTAGAACCTTGGTTGTGGAACACGGGGTTACAAAGCCTCGGATACAAGTTATTGATTTTACAAGAGATATTACAGAAGACTGGAGATTATAATGTTGATGCCATCTGAAAAAGCCCCTGCTGTTGAGCGTATGCTCACAAACCTTTTCGGTGTGAACCGTGAGGAAGCTATCCTCAACGAAGTCTGTGTGGCTGCTCCTATGGGCTGTGGGAAGCCCGTAGAGGGCTTTAGAACCGACTTGAACGCTCGTGAGTACGAGATATCAGGTCTGTGTGAGAAATGCCAAGATAGGCACTTCTAGTGATTTTATGTGGGGTCCACACGCCAGAGCTAGAAATAGCGTGGCTGCGTAAGCGTGACAGGAAGTATCGTCTTGCTGTTGTAGGGTGTGGACAGATAGGGAAGTTTGGGAGCCCTATCATTTATTTTAAAAAAATAAAAAAAGTACTTGACTTTGACCATCATTTATGGTCTAATGTGTATGTGGTTGGGGGTTCCCAACCAAAGGAGTTAAGTTTGAAGCATGTATTTCTTATCGCTTTCGCCGCTGTTGCCATTCTTTATGGGGCAGGTAGGCAAGAAAATTATGAAATATTTATAGATGATGTTCCCCATGCGGTCAAAAAATGACCGGTTCAATGAAAAAAGTACTTGACTTCTGTTCCAATTGTTAGTATAATGTATATGTAAGATGGTCGTTCGGATCATTTCGCAGTTAACCTTCCCCAAGGAGAAAAAAATGAAATTTGAAACATTCATTAAAAAAGTTAAATCCCATCTCGGTGTTGAGATTCACGGTCTTGAAGACCCTAATGGCAAGTACTGGTTTCAGTATGAAGGTCAAATCGGCTCTTTCCGTAAACAGGAAAAGTGGGACAAGCCCGGTGTCTTTGAGGCTTCTGGTTTTCACTCTCGCCGTGTTGATGATCATTCCGACATTATGACGGATTACTTCGCTGGCTCTTTCCATGACAATGCATCTCAGATGCTTCACTGGTTCAAACCACCAGCAGCAAAGTTTCCCGTAGGAACTCTTGTTCGTGGCAAGGGCAACAAGCGAGCGACTCGCCAAGGCTACGCTGGTAAGACCGGTTTGGTCATGGAAGCCAGCACCTATCCCAAGATTCAGTGGCTTGGTGAGGAATACCCACCACGATACAATTATGGTTACCCAGAACGTGACCTTGAACTTGTCTCTGCTGCGGCATAAAGAAACTTAAAAAGGAGAATATTATGGGACACAGAAAACCAAGACAAAAAAGAACAGGTCGTCAAGGTATGACAGCCGAGCAAAGAGCGCAGTTCGTAAAAGAGCGCAGGAACATTGTTGGAAAACTCTTAACTCAAGAAGGCTTCCAAGGTGCCCTCGTCATTGAGCATGTGCGAGGTTCACAATACGTTCTTCGGCTTCCCAATGGTCAAGAGATTTTCGCTTCTCACAAAAAGCAGAAGGGTCAGGGTGAAGGTGCTCTTACTCAAGCTGGTTGGCGTGTCTGGGAAGATCGCTAAATGAAAGCTGGCGATTTAGTTAAGATCAGTAAGTTTAACAAACCTTATGTTGCGGTCGTTTTAAAAAAGTACGAAATTGAGCCATATTGGATGGTACACATTGCCGCAAAATCTGACAACCATTGCTTATTGGTTGAACCAGAAGAGATGGAGTTGATTAGTGAAAATCGGTGACCTTGTTAAAGTCCAGACAAAAAATAATGGCAAAATCATCGGTGTCGTCGTTGAAAAGTATTTTTCTAATTTTGGAATAGAGTGGACAGTTCAGCCCACCACGCCCGGTCGTAGGGTCATCTGCTCGCCCGTTGATATGGAGGTCATCAGTGAACAAAGATGATTATGTCCGTGATGGTCTTGGTTGGATTGATGATCTTCGTGCACTCCCCGGAGAGTGTGGAACACCAATGTCAAGAAAGATTTATGCCCACTGTCTGATCAACCAAGGCACATCAATTAATAAACTTAAAAAAATGGGATTTTCCCGAGAAATAATTTCAGAGGTTACGGAGTCAATCGTGGATGAGACATATAAATTAAGTGTTGGAGATCTTGTTCAAGAATTCTTGACAGAAAAGATTGGTGTTGTGATTGAGGTTTCGGGAGACAGTAAATCTTACAAATGCCAGTGGCAGACAACCGGCTTGTCTCTGGAATCTTGTGGAGCCGGAACATCCGAATGGGTCGGATGGCAATCGTTGGAGACGTTAAATGAAAATCGGTGATCTTGTAAGAAATGTTTTATCCGTCCGAACTAACCCCGTAGTGAATGAGTCTCGTGGGTGGGAGCCTGTAAGTGCTGGTCACATTGGCGTTGTCACTGGGGTAAGGCAGACAACCTTAAATGCGTCGTACGACAAAGATGGCAAAGGCGACGTATACGTTGATGTTGTCTTGACCGTAGACGGCGAACGTGTTCGCTGTGGCAACTACCTACAAGGATGTTTTGAGGCGGTAGCATGAAACAAGTTGCAAAAGTAGGTGACCTAGTAGAGATGCTCACGCCAATTAACGAAGGCTCTGGGCTCGTCGGAATAGTCCTCTCCGAAAAAGTATATCACATGACACTCAAGACTGGTCCGAGGCGTGAGCTTGTAGTTTGCCTTCCTTGGGGTCCGACCGAAGTCGGCGACAGGCATGTAGTCGTAAGGAGTGCGGTTTGAAGGTAGGTGACTTGGTAAGGTATATGAGCAGGATAGTTTTAGTCACCAATGTTAGCGACCCAGTGTGGATTGAGGGATATGAACTTGGCGAGACAGAGCTTGGTCGCTACAAACGTCGTGTAGTGAAAGAATTTATTAAAAGCTAAGTGGCGATTTTAGTCAACAATGACTATTTATGGTAAGAGTTAATTCTTTATGTGTCAAGAAGTTGGCACACTTTTTGCGTACGGGTAAGGTAAAAACAGGAGAACCTAAATGAGCGATGAGAACAATAACGAACAGAGTGCAGAAGAAATCGTGGCAGAGATGCAAGAGTTGATGCAACGACAAATGGAACTACAAGCCAAACTTTTAAAATCTAACTGGTCAGGTTTTAACGATGCGTTAGGTGCTGTCATGGAAATGTTCAGTGGTATCCAAAAACCTCAAACCGAAACGAAAAACAAGGAAGAAGATGAATCCTAAGAAGCCCAGTCAGGCGGAGAAAGATTTAAACATATCCAGCACCGGTTCAGAGAACGAGTGGAATTATGATTCCAAGGAGTGGGAATATACCTATGACCCTCAAGACGTTTATGACTATGATTACCCCAGTGGTCCGATTTGTAAAGTGGTGTGGGTTGTTGAAGGTAGGCGACACGAAAAAGAATATTCTTCCCGTGAGCACGCATTTGAGAAACAAAAATCCCTCCTCTTGAAAGAAATACCCGCTGTAATAAAAGGGTGTTAGGGCTTAACACAAGACTGTCTTTGTGTTATTATTATTAAATAAGGAATTGCGATGAACAGCCAATATTTACAAAACTTTGATTTTACAAAAGCTGAAGATGTACCATGTAAGAAGTGTGGTGCGAATGTTTTTGAAACAGTCGTGACTCTCAAAAGAGTCCCGGCAAATGTGTCTCCAACCAAAAAACCAGCAGTTGTTCCCATTCCGATCTTCAAGTGCTGTGCGTGTGGGGAACTTAATCAAGACTATTATCAACAAAGTTGAGTCTTTTCTTTGGGTTAGGGCATAGTTATACTAGTAGCCTCTATTCCAAGGGTCAAGATAAGGAGATTAGATTGAGTTAGGTTGAAGGTGTGAAAAATAATAAACGAGGGTAATATACGTTATATTTATAGAGGTTGGGTTCCACGCCATAACGAACCCTTAACCCCACCCAAAAGGAGGGATTCTTTTGTGGGTGTAATTTGAAGAGTGGCTTTGAACGGCATGATCAAGAGATTGCCTCCTCGTTTTTTTCTAGAAGACCGGCACAGGAGAGATGAATGTATTATGGACGAATTCCACCACACCTTGCTTTGGGTGATAGGGTAAGTGTTTCCAAAGAAGCCCAGCGGAAATATGAGGAATCACAACAAAAAGCAGAAGAAATAGAGATAACAGGTGGGGATAATATAGAATACCCATTCACCTTGTTCCTATTTATGTCGGGATCTTTTATGATCGGAGCAATTATTGGAACTCTTTGGTCGTGGTACGGGTGACACAATGCGTCAAACTACTGTAACTACCTGTTTTTGTTGGTGTGTAAATGAGTAAAAAAGACGATTTAACTGTTGACAATGAGCTTATGCTATGTTATGTTTATAATATAGTTTCTGCTGCCCTTCTTGTATCGGGTGGTTTTAGTGAAAGAGAGAATCGTTTGAAAAAGTTTTCCGTACAATTTGAAGATATCGTAGGATGGGCTACAAAGTATAATGTAGATGTGGAGCTTGGACCCGGATTTGAAGACCGGTATGAGCCCAGTGAAAAGACAATCTATATCAATTCACGGCTTGGTCCAGAATCAAGGTATTATACCTTGCTTCATGAGTGTGGTCACCTGCTAATTGACAAGCATTGGCGTGCCTTTGATAGAGATAACCCCATGTATGCATCCTCCTGCGACAAGAGAGTCGCAAAGAGCAGGGCATATAAGGTGTCAATAGTAGCGGAAGAGATAGAAGCTTGGAAGCGAGGGCGTAGGCTCTCTAACAAGCTCGGTCACTTCATAGACAATGAGAAGTTTGACAAAGCTATTAGCGAGAACGTGATGACCTACATTGAGTGGGCAGCAATTGGCGGGGGTGAGATTTGATCCCGAAGTTTAAAAAAGGTGATTTGGTAATGTTTGATATGGCAGAAGCTTTTGGTGGCTCACATTTTAAGATGAGGAACAATCATTATATGAACGCTGGTGTAGTGATATCAGCAAAATATAATTACAACACTAGTCTTTCCGGAAATCAACCTACCAATTTTATTTATAAAGTCTGGTGGGGTAAAGATAAATATACAAACGAACACGAGTGCTATTTAAAACTTCCGAAATAGCTTGACAACAGCCTGTGAATATGTTACTATATTCAAGGTTTTACTTAACAGGAGAAAAAATGATCTTAACAGTTATTGATACAGAAACAACTGGTCTTTCAAAAGAAGTACACGAAATTATTGATATTGCTCTAATATCATATGTTATTTCTGAAGATGGACAGCGGTTTGTCGTAAAGAAATATAATTCAAAAATCAAGCCGGTGCACATTGAAACTGCTAGTCCGGTGGCGTTAGAAATCAACCACTATTGTGAAGAGGATTATATTGATGCACCCTCGCACAGAGAAGTTCTTCCAGAAGTAAGAAAGATTATTGAAAACTCCAATCTTCTTATTGGACAAAATCTAATCTTTGATTTGCAGTTTATCAGTAAAGCTTGTGAGAAGTTATATGGAGATGAGGACACAGTTTCTTTTCCACCCTATATTGATACAAAGGCTATGGCTGATGTGTTGAGAAAGAAAAAGATTATTGAAAAGAGCGGGATGGATTATCTTTGCGAACACTATAATGTAACTTTTACAGGGAAAGCTCACACAGCCTTGACTGACTGTGAGCGCACAATGTCCGTTTTTGATGAATTAACCAAGGAATGTGGGGACTATGAAATTTATTCTTACGAAAGTCCGTACGATCCAAGATATGACTCCTAGTTACAATACGATGACATGGAAAAAGATTGACATACGCAAATACGAGAATATTGAACCACTAGAACTCACCAGTATAGAACTAAAAACGGCTGCGGCTGTGATTAAAGGTAGCAAATCTGTGCACGCACAGAGAGAGATAATGACGGAACTTATGTTCTCTTGTACCGAACAAAGCTTTGCAGTTTTATGCACACTGTTGGGTGAAAAATTATTAAATAAAATTATGCCAACGTGTTGACAAACAGAACCTAGTGTGTTATGTTGTATACACAAGGAGATAGAACTATGACATTGGTTGATGAAATTATTCGTTATGAGAATGGAGACATGACAGAAGAAGAAGAGATTGTCTTCTTTCAGGGTCTTGTTAACACCGGTCTTGCTTGGTCACTGCAAGGTCACTACGGAAGAACAGCGGAAGCTCTGATTGAAGAAGGGCTTGTAACCGCAGGAGGTCTCACAGATGCAGACAGGTACACTTGTTAAGCTAAAACTCTTTACAGTAAATACTGGAGTTGCCGAACCTAAAGATATTTATAGGTACGGAATAGTGATGCCACAGCCGGACGAATTCGGCGATGACTTCGCAAAAGTTATGTGGCAACCCTCAAGCGAAATTTCTTTCGGGAAGGGGAGAAACCAGTGTGAAATCGTTGTTTCAAATAGGCTTGAAGTAGTCTGTGGTATAGGTGGCGGATGAATGTTGGCGATTTAGTTAGAATAAGAGACTTCAGGTTGGGATACAAGCCCAACGGAGAATTACACGACACCTTTAACAAAGTGGGAATTCTTATCACGTTTGATTCCCTAATGGGCACCGCCGAGGTAGCCACTGATGGCTTCGTCCAGAAGCACCGTCTATCAGATTTACAGTTAGTTAGAAGATCCCCAGAGAATAAGGAGAGGCTTATGTCGTTAGGAAAAATAAAATATTTTCCATATCAGATATTTTGTGATATGGATGGAGTCTTGGTTGATTTTGAAGGAGCAGCCACAAAATCTATCAATGAGGCACTGTCTAACCCACCTGAAGGGACAGAAGCTCTCTGTGAGGCTGTGAGAGCCTTCTATGGAGATTCTGTGGACCTTGTTGACATCAAGGTTGGTAAGCAGAGAAGACCTCACGAGTTGAAAATCCTCATAGGTGAATTATTTGAGAACGATATGCAATGGTGGGCTGATTTACCTTTCTTGCCAGAGGGTAGAAAACTGTGGTCTGTCATATCTAAAATTGAACCGTCGCCGAGGCTCCTTACTTCACCAATGGATCATAACGGAGGGACTGCATCCGCTAAGGGTAAGATTTTATGGGTGAAAAAGAACTTGAATCTACTAGATAATATTAGGTGGGATGAAAGAATTAATTTCTCTCACAACAAATACGAGTTCGCTAAATTTAATGATGAACCGTCAGTACTGATTGACGACTACCCCAGAAAGGTAGACCCATTTAACGAGCACGGTGGTTTCGGAGTTTTACATAAAGGGTGTAGCAAGGAGACAATCAAAAGTCTAGAGGAGATTTGTGATGGGAGCTTTAGAGCAACTTTGGGAAAGAATTCGTGACTTGTTCACGGAAGAAGAGTTAAACAATCTTATAATTCATGAAAGAATGAAGGAAGAGGAACGTCAAAGAAGAGAACAGGAGCGACCTCAAATTCAAATCCCGTTAGAGCCGCCTCCACCTCCACCAAGTGTATACGATGAACCAAAAGAGGAGAATGAAGAACAAAGAGGTGTCGTCATCATTGACATCTAGAGGCTTTTTGGATGAGGGACAAAATTATAAAATGTATCCTTGGTTCCGTCCTGTGTATGAATGCAGTAGACGCTATAGCTTCCCTCGTCTTTATCAAACATCTCGCCGTACTTGAAGAGGCAAACCCAATTGCCGAATTTTTAATGAGTTTCGGCGATGTCCCGTTCGTAATTTTAAAAACCCTCGTCGTAAGTACGGGGGTTTATGTTTTGTGGTCTCATCGCAATAATCCACTCGCACTGGTAGGTACGTATACTGCGTTTATATCATACCTTGCGCTTATGGTTGGTTTTTATTTGTTTTTGTCTTAAAAAAAGTATTTTTAAGCTTCAATATACTATTTATTTGTTGATAGGAGCACTATTGGTACGTCATGAAAGTTACAATCAGAGAAATTAAAAAAGCAATTCGGGAATCCTTGAGAGAAGAGGGTGAAGTTGATTACGGGTATATCTCGTCAGATATTATTAAAAGGCTAGAAAGTGAATCTGATCTAAGTCAGGCTGTAACGTCTTTTTTAAAGGACAATCCAAACACAACGGAACACGACGTAGCGAAAGCTTTAAAAGTTCACCCCATTTCCGGAGAAGGAAGTTTTTAAATGAGTATTATTAACCCATCAAGTTTAAGAATTCTAGAAGATCTCTTAGACGACTTTTTACCCTATGCTAAAGAGCAATACGGGTACGAACAGACACCAACCATCAGGTTTGCTAAAGATCCAGACAATGCCAAGAACCCTCTAGGTAAAACTGGTTACTACGAACCAGACCACAGTCGTATTACAATTTATATTGATGGTCGCCACCCCAAGGATATTATGAGATCTATATCTCATGAACTTGTACACCACGCCCAAAACGGTCGGGGTGATCTTGCTGGCACACAGGGCGTTGGAGAACAGGGGTACGCACAGAACAACGAACACCTTCGTGAAATGGAACGTGAAGCCTACGAACGTGGAAACCTCTGTTTCCGTGATTGGGAAGATGGAATTAAATCGGAGAATCCAAACATGTACGAGTCACTAAAAAGAAATTTAAAAGAGTCACGGTTCGCAGCAACAGCCAGCGAAGAGGCACAGAAAATCAATTCTCAAGCCGGTATTCGTCTGAATACAGATCAGGCATATTGGGAGAAGGTCGGAGTTAGAACCGGCGAAGAGTTAGCGATTGAAATCCTAACTGGAACATATAGTGATATGTTCAAATCAATTCATAACGTAAGACCTCGCAGGTCTTTTGCTTCAATTGAAGAAGTTGAGGCTGCAATTGATCGCCTTGATGGAGAAATGGAAGCCGCCGTTGAACAACAAAAGCTTGATGCGCAAGCCGAGGAAGAGTATAGAAAAAACCAAGAACTTATCGCCTCTCTTATGCCAAATGAATATGATGTTCAATATGATAAATTACCAAAACAGTCCGGTATGGGACGTGCTGCTATGCAGGAACACAAAGAGGAATTAAATATGTTCGATAGAAGAGATGTTAAACTAAACCAGAGGCTTATGGAGAGCTTTGGATATAAATTAAAAGAAGAAGCCTACGTGGGTGAAGGGGAAATCCCTGTAAGCAGCGGTCAGGTCGCATCCGTAGGTTTTAAAAGAGGCTATTACTTCTGGAGGCACACCAACGGATTGATGAACTCGTATGACAATGAGGGTAAGTTTTTTATGTCCCTCCGAGATGCTGGGCTTGGTATGTCAGAAGCCAATGAATTACTGCTACAGATCAATGATCAACAAAGACAGAAGGCTGGCGGTATTCAGTCCGGTCACGATATGAGTGACGAAGAAAGAAGGGCTATGTATGATGATGAAAGCCTGTCAGACTATAGTGGAGTGATGCAGGAAGGATACAATAGGGGCAAATACCGCCGAGGTGAAGACAACTATTTTGACGATTACAACGACCCTTACCAAAATGAAGTAGACCAGCATTGGAGACAGTGTGTTAAAGATGCAGAAGAACATGTTACCAACGGAACGGTAGATCAGGAGAGAATGAAGCACGACGAGTTTTATCAAACGGCTGTAGAATCTGAAATTGGTAATCGCAACAGACAACAAAAGGGACTGAACGAAATGCCAATGGGTGGAGATTTTCAGGTCGGCGAATTCGTCTACATTATTGACGGCGGTCTTCGTGGTGCCACAGGCAAGATTGCAGAACCAACAACTCTTGTTACAGGCGAACAAGGTTATGTTATTCATCTTTATTCAGATGCCGACAAAAAGGTTTTCGGAAAGCAGGGCGATGAAGTTATCGCTGGTGCAAGCAAGATTCGGTCAGGTGGCACATTTGACGGTTCAGAGCTTTACGACATTGACGAACGGCGAGGTTTGAGAGAAGGTTCAATGGCTGAATATGGAAAGATTGATGCCGAAGATGGAAATCCTCCATCAAAGATTGGTCACGGAACACCAGAATACATGGAGTCTTATAATGCGGTACTCGTAGCAAGAGGTGAAGAACCACTGCCCATCGTGCAACCCGATCAGGCTTATATTGATGCACTACAGAGTGGCAATCTATCTAACGACTTTTCAAAAAGAAGCGTGAGTGAAGCTCGCCCTGACTTTATGGGTTCTGACGAGGAAGAGCAAATGATGTCCAAGATGTCAGCCAGCGATCACTACAAATATGTAACACAGGATCGTGGTAAAAGAGAAATGTCTCCTGATGAGATTAACGCAATTGAGTCCTTTAATAACTGGCTAAACGATAAGAATGCGGGTGATCATCACATGCGGCAGATGACTTGGGAGCCAGCACAGTCCTACAGGGGCGGTCGTGTTCTTGCGTACAACAAGAAAGAAGGAACTTGGCTAGACGTAATGAACGACATGCCTGTTAGTGATGAGGAAATGAGTGATATTCTCCCAGAAGCTAAACTACAAGCTGCACTTAAGGCAAAGCTATCAGAAGTGTTTGCGAAACATCCGCAACTTGCAGAGAATAAAGAATTTATCAACAACATCAAACTCGGTGTTAAAACATTAATGGAGAACAAAGATATGAAGACGAGAACTACAGAGGGTGTTCAGGATCGCATTGACGATGCTGCTGCCGGACAAGAAAAAGAAAAAGGTGTGGCAGACCGTGCTAAAGAGGGCGGCAAAAAGACCGATGTTGTTGCCTTGTTAAAGCATATGTTTAAGAGTCCGGAAACGGGAAATGCTCTTGCGAAGATAAAAGGCGACCAAGTAGAGGTAGCAGAGTTTATGGGAGAGATGGCGAAAGCTCTCGGTCTGGATGCTGCTGGGTTGAAACAGATGTCAACTAGAATTACCGGCAATATGGGCGAGCGGCTTGCAGAGGGTGTTGTTAATAATCTCAAAGAAAGAGGTTATGACGCTGGCAGTCTCTTTGACGACCCGATGGACCCTACATTAGACGACGATTATGAAGAAGAATACGGACTGGGTTCCAGTGCCGAAGATGAAGATATTGAAGCTCTCTTGAGACAATACGGTCTAGATAAAGGTGCTGCTTCAGACGAGGAGGCTCCAGCAGACATCCAAAGACAAATGGATGATGAGTTCGGCGGTGTTGAAGACGAAGAAGAAGAAATTCCAGCAAGACGAGCGACCGTTATGAAAGAAGATGATGGCGAGTATGCACACATAGGGATTAAAACGACTCAAGACGAGTATGGTGCTCTGCACATCTTACCCGGCGTTCAATTCACAGGCGATATCGCAGCAGACGTTAAACAGTGTCAACAGAACGATGAATTAGACAGTTGGTTATATGGCGAGCTTGGATCAGATGAAAATATTACTGATGTTGCTGGTAAAATTGTCTATGCCGGTGCGGATGTTCAAGACCACGTTGGTGCAGAAGAAGATTACGACGGTTCATACCAACCACGGATGGCAGAGAGCAACGACGAAGACGGTGACGGTGACGTAGACTCAGATGATTACATGGCTAAAAAAGATAAAGCCATCAAGAAAGCTTCGGGCGAAGAAGATGACGAGAAAAAAGAAGAGTCTTTTGATCGCTTCCACTCTAACAAGAGAAACACAAGATTAAATGAAACACTGATGAAGTGGGCTATTAAATAAGAAAGAAAACCAACCTCCATTGGATTTTTCTTAAAAGGCACCGTCAAGGTGCCTTTTTTCTTTTAAAAATGATAATTATATTATGAGTGGTATTGAAATAGTCGCCATCAGCGCAATAGTAATTGGTTTGTTTGGCTTTTTGAGTTTTTTAGGATTTCTTGCTCACACTAATAACAGCAAGAACCTAAAAAATGACTATTTAGTTATTGAAAGCCGTTGTTCCTGCTTAACACACAAGACCAGCGTAAGTTGTGAAGCAGCCAAAGTGGAAGAAGATAGTGAAAAAAAAGATAACACAAACATTAGTAAGGTTGTTAGGGTTAATGGTATCGGAAAGCAAATTTGCGATAAGAGGAAATAGCAATCGTGGCAAGTAACAAACACAAGTTTTATAATTTATTAGTTGTCGGTCCAGACATGTATTTTGGACACGCTCCAACGCAGAGGTTAGATTATGCTTTGCCAGAGCCCGGACCTGATAACCAATATCATGTCAATGAATCAACAGCACCGGGATACAAGCTTGGTAGTTATCTCAACGTATACAATTTTGATGCAGTCATAAACAAGACGCTCGGTTGTGAAGATTGGTCTACCGCTTTACACCCAAAAATAAGAAAATACTGGGATGGGGTCTGTTATCAGGAAGAGATCACGGGCTATGAAGAGTTTTTATCTATAGACAAACCTGAAGAAAACAATATTCCACGAAATGTATATGTTCTTGTTCAAGACAGAATGACCAAAGGGCTGGAAGAACCACAGGCACCAACAGGTGATAAGCCTCACCACCACTACGCACCCACTTTAGATGAAGATGGCAAATTCCGTGGATGGTGGATCAGTGATGAACTAAGAAGCATTTTAGAGTCTGTCTATGGTTGGAAATTTTTTGAAAATGTCTTTTTGGAAGATAATTTTGTAAACATTCCAGAAGAACAGTATTCTGACGGACAATGGAACGGTGGGATTGAAAAGACTTTCCAAGACATCCAATATCACGATCTAAGGATTGCCATCAATGATGAATATAATTTATCTGATGAGGTAGACAATCGGGCGATGGGTGATAGAATTGATGTTCTCGCACTTTTTAGTTATGCAGTGGGGGAAGAATCGCTTTCTTCTTTACAAGACGCTACAGCCACCCTTCAGGGCGATTGTGAGGGCGATACAGGGTTTTCCACAAACATTGTATGGTCACCTGTAACACCAGCAAATATGGATCTCACTGTTCACAGTTATACGATTACTTCTATCAGATCTGAAGGTGAAGATGCTATACAGTTGGCAGAAGTTTTAAACGAGGGGCAAGATAGTTTTTCTTACGAGGATGATTTATCCGAACTTGAAACAGGAGTTCAGGGATATCCAAAGTATTTTATTTCTTGGATGGCAGATGAAGGCACTGCAAGCCCCGAGGCAGAAATAACAAAGCTACCTTCAGGGTTTAACACATATGGAATACCCTCTTGTGATGGGGCTGAAATTGTACTAGAAAAAACATTTGATGGTGCGTGTTGGACAGAGAGATACGGAGAGCTAGAATTATCTTGGAATATTACTCTTCCACCGAACACATATTTATCTTCCCTTAAGGTTTACAAAGACACAGCTTATGATGCTGTTGACGTTGATATAAGAACCTATCTGGATGAGAATGTCTCACATGAAGGGTCTAATCTCACTCACGAGTACAGCGTTGAAGCAGTGATTAATTCGCTATCCACAGATGAGGTGATAGAAACTATTACAAGCAATATAATTTCACACGAAATAGTTGAATGCATCTGCGATGATGACAGCGATACAGACTGTAAGACAAAATGTTGGATTCGTAAAAACACAAATCCTGAAATTGTTGTATGGATGGAGAATTACACGGAAGATCCTTTCAGCGACAACCCACATGCATCATTTGAAATTAACTATTGTATAGAACAACAGTGTGCTTTCGGGGTAACTGATTTTAGTTTAAGATTAAAGCTTCCAGATGGTTTTCAAATTATTGATGCAGATAACGGATGCACGGTAACCGACGACTTCTCATTTGGGGTAACCAAGAACGAATGGGTGATTTCGCCAGATTCCAACTGGGTGACAGCAAAGCCGTCTTTTGGAACACTATGTAAAATAAAGATTGACAAGCCACTTGGTTCTAAAAGAATTGAGTTTGTGCTAGAGGGTAACGTTGAGACGGGTGCTGATGGAAGTCATCTGTTTCTGGATGATGAGATATATGATTGGAGCGTTAATTCTCAAAATGTAGAAGCTTTAAACAAACTTTGGCAACTCGGTCCACCGTTATCTCTATGTACAGATGAAATTGACATGGGGTATGGCGACTATCTTATTAAGTTAGCCGGAATTGATCTAAAAACATATGATGTCAACTTCTGTTTAAGTCGTGACGAGTTTGACACTTTCTTTTTAGTTGTCCTCAATACAGACTTTCAAACAGAAATTGAAGAGATAGACCCAATTATCGGTCAGGCAGTAAGTGCAGGCTGGAACGTTACATTTAGAAACCTTTCCCCCGGCATTAGTGTTGTTATGGGCAACGGAACAAACCCAATAAGTTCGTCAGGGTACGAAACACTTTTACGTATAAAAAATAATCAATCAAGACAACCGAATGAGGACACATCAGCCTGTGTTTGTGTTTTCCCGTTTTTTCTAAAACTTGGTGGCTTGTGGGAAAGTGTGAAGTCCATTGCAGACAACTATGGTAAAAACAAGAATAGTGTCCAGTCACAAAGCTCTGGTTCAACATATGTGTTACAAGCGAAAACTTCGGCTGCTCTGGCGAGTGTTGCACCTATGCTATATTCAAGCAGCGAAGAAAACATGCTTGTCGCTGGGTTGCAAAATATTGAAGACAATATTGATCCACGTTTTAAAAAGTTAGTTGAATGTTTGAGAAGAGCATATATGGCTTTTCTGGACAAAATTAACGACCCTGTAGTATCTAAAGAATATACACCCGAACAAGTTGTAAGTATCGGCTATTCAATTCAGTTGTTTATGGCAATGATTAGTGTTTTTTCCACAATTTCAATTGCGAAAAGCGCACAAATAAATAAACAGCTAGACAATATTGCCAGCTTAGGGCAAGCCCAGTGTGATAATTATATTGCCCTCAATATTGAAGGAACACAAAATCCCGGTACGTATGAGGTTGATATAAAGTATGAATTTCCAATTGGTGAAGTGGCAGGCGTTCAGTTTCAGGTAAATATACCGGATGATTATACAATTGTAAGAAATGGTCTCTTGGGTGATGCTAAAAATAATAAATATCTTCAAGTGTTGGGAGATAACGGCGCATATTTATGTGTTTATGATTATTCCTTAGAGGGTAAGCCGATTCACGGTGCATCTCTGTTGTCAACAATGGGAAGAGATGTTCCATCAACGCTAACAAGTTTTCAGATTGTGTGGTCGGGAGACGGTCCACCACCAGACTTAGATGTCGTTAAAAACCAGTTCGGAATATTCAGCTATAATAGCTCTGTAGAGCCGCTACCACTGGAAGCAAAACTCGTCACAAACAAGATTAGAACCAATCCAGCACGAAAATGGAATGGTGATTGGTACAATGTAGATCAAGCCCAAGAAGTGAATGTGAGGGACTATTTGGTTTCTTGTATTTTGTGTACAGGAGGCGAAGATGACCTTTTGATCCCAGATACAGTCATTGTCCTTCCAGATGGTCACACGGTCAGTTCAAAATATTTCGGAGGGGCATCATATGACCTCTCAAACATTAGTTATAATTCATCTACTTGGATCGGAAGAGGCGATGACGATTTTCAAGAATATGTTTTAGACTTTTTTGATGCTAACGGCGATGGGGTTGCTGATATCTCCGATGTGGTCACTATTAGAAATATGTTTCTCAAGCTCGGCAGAACTAGTGTCCCTAGAAAGATCGCCAGCACAATAAAAGATATTGTACCCACTGAAGTTTGTTCCATCAAACAAGCTCTAGACTTTGAATTCTATGTTCCCGATGAATGTTCAAAATTTTGTCTTGAGCCCGGATGTTTTGCAAAGTTGTGGGTTTCTGACGTTATTCCGATTAAATCTAAAGAGGGTGGAGTATCTGATATACTTGTTGAGGTGTCATATGCTGCAAACTGTGATGGGGACGACAGTCTCTCCGGTGCTCGGCTTTCCCTAAGTGGCTTGACTGGTGATGGTATCTTATCTTGCGTCAACGGCACCGGTGCACCAACTGCGCTGAAGGAATATGATTGGGATTATCACATTGTTTCTTCCGGCTCAACTAATACAAAAAACACCATTGTTGCCTACGCAACGTCTGGGAATAATTACATTCCGGCTGGGACTGGTGTTTTAACTTATTTAAGATTAAGTCCAGATTCCATTTTAGGAGAGTTTGGGGTTTCTGAGTCGCTAACGACCCTGACACACACAAATTCTTATTCTGTGCTACAATCCCCAACGGTTGATATTATTGGAGTTTCCTCTTCTCATCCAATGGAGTCTTTATATGCTACGTTTCAAGGAACGTCTGAAATGTTGGCTTATAAAAGGTTTGGCATCAAGGTAGAGTCGTTTGATATGACGACAAACAGTGTTTTAGAAGAGCCCGTAGCAAATTATGATATTGAAAACTCTAGTCACAACGTTGCTGTAGACATCCTTTCAGAAGGATTATATAGAGAAGAGTATGATGCGGATGGGGACGGTATAGTTTCATTATCCGACATTCAGACAGCTTATCATATTGCAAATCCTGAAAAATTCAATATGAGCGATTCAGAAGTTGTTCCGACCTCTTGCTGCCTATGTGAGAAGCCCGGAAAGCCAAAAATAGCTACAGCAAGCTTCTTATCTGGAGATTTGGAACTTAAGAAGATCTCGGGGTGGCTAAAAGACCGGAAAATCTCCGTTGAGAGTTTTGGGTGCGGCGGAAATTACGAAGGTGGTGTTGTCATTGCATGGACCCCGGTGGAAGGTGCAAAGTATTACACTGTTTATCGCAAACCTTCAGGTTCTCAACAAAATGCAGTGCCAGTTATTGGTTCCAAGGTTGGTGTTATTGCAAACAGGGACGAGTTTAAAAATTCAACAGACAATAGCGTACAATCTACCATTATTAACAGCCCAGAACAAGTAGATTCCACTGTGTGGATAGACTTCCCACCACCAAAGGTTGACATTTGTTGTGATTGGTGTGACGACGACGAAGAATGCGAAGAAATTGAACAGACTTATGATTATTTTGTAGTTGCAACAAACGAGTGTGGTGATACATCTTCTGATGTCTCCGTAGTCTCAACACCTTGTTGTAATTTTGCTCCAAAGGCTGAAAACGAATTCCTTCTTGTTGAAGGACCAAGAGGCGATGGAACCATTAGAACGTATACCGGAGAGTTTGATGTCAAGACAAAAGATGACACTGGTAACGTTTATGTTTATACAAACATTTCCAACCGAGTTGATTATACTGAAAGAGACGGTAAGTTTATCGTCGGTTCAGGGGCTCCCTTCTCGTCTAACAATGAACACGGCAATGCAAACTCCTTGTGGTACAAGTATTCGCCCCCAAGATCATATTTTGGACCCGACAAAATTAAATATTTTGCTGTTCTGGAATCAGGTAGGACAAAAAATTGGAAAGCGTGGTGTTCTGACGAAGGATACGTCAACATTTTTGTTTACCCTCCCAATCCGAAAGCTTGGGGCAAATCTGGTGATTGTTTTGACGATGAGACGAGAGGCACGGCAACCATTAGTTGGGATTCAATTCCGGGCGTAACATATTACAAAATTTTCAGAGACGGTGAGGAAATAGCTATAGTTCAACCATCTGAAACATCGTATTTTGATCAAGATGTTGCTGCGCTGTCTCAAGACTGTGAAAGTGACACGGTTTATGAGTACGCAGTGTTGTCTGTGTTTGTTTATCAGAATCAGGAGTTTAGCCCAAATACAGAATATTTTAAAGTTACAATCAGTTGTTGTCCACCGATTACTAATCCTGAAATTTTTATCAGGAAAGAGGCTGATATTTGTAACGAAGCGGGGAGCCAACAAGATGGTGTTGTTACTATTTTTTGGAGAGACCTCGGAAATTATGACAATTACAGAATTTATAGAAAAGGTGGCTATGATCCAACCGGGGATGTTCCGGCAGAGTGGGATTTGATTGGGTCACTTTCTGGAGATCCAGATCCTGATGGGTTTATGAGATTTAAGGATAGTATAAAGGGGTGTACTGGATGTCACCAGATTCAATATGACTATGCTGTGACAACTGTGACTGTTTCCGGAGAGGGTAACGTTGGCGATAATGTGAAAACTGAAGTGTTTGATTGTTGTCAGACCAAGCCAGTAGCCAAAGACCAAACGTTTATTATTAATGATGGGCTTCCAATCTCCAAACAACTTCTTGCGTATGACAAAGACGCTGATATTATTTCCTATGCACTGTTAAGCCATCCTGATGTTTTATCAGGAGCTTTAACAAACTTTGAGGAAACCTCTGGTTCGTTCAATTTTACCCCAGCATCTCTTTTTTATGGTCAAGCTTCTTTTGAATGGGAAGTTGTAGACTCTTGCGGGAACAAAGACACAGCTATTGTTACACTGCTAATAAAGGGACAGGAATATTGTAAGGAAGATGATTATATTATTTGCAATGCTGCAATCTCCTACCTAACAGATCAACAAGACGCTGAAGGAACAAGAATAAAAGAGAGCAACATTCCTCAAGTTCCTTTTTCCCTTAACAACAAGGGTGTACCATCTTTGAGAAAAAGATGCGGTGCGTTCTCAATTACACAAGGAATTGATCCAAGTGTATTTGCCTTGCCACCTGAAGGTTGTCTGTTCGTCAAGTTTAATGATTTTGATACACCAATCACTATACCAGAAGTCTCACTTGTTTGTGAAGAAGATATATCATTCAATTCGTGCGTTGGTGTGGTCTCATCCGAGAGTATTCCGAGCACTGTTTTAACCTGTTCCACCCCACTGTCATTTTCCGATTGCAACACTGGAGGTACTAGTGAGAGTGTAGCCGATGTAGTTTTGAACGAAACAAGCGGAGAATAATGAATAATGATTATTTTGCTAGGTTTTATTGCGTGATTCTTACTACTTATATTTGAAGAAAAACGCAGAAAGTTTTAAAAGAGTATTTTAGGGGAACTTATTGACATGCCAGACACAAACAATTATATAGAAAATTTACTTTTAGGGTTAGGTACACTAAAAACAGAACTCAACGATACCGAACCAACAATGGGCACACTGTCTGATGCCCAAAGAGGCGCACTATCGTCCCTCTTGAGTAGTTTAGAATACTCCTTAACCTCATACAATAACAGTGATTATGGGTGTTGTCAAGACATTTGTGAGGCGGAAATTTGTTTTGATGCCCCGAGTGGGTATAACACACCAGAACTTTTGGAAAAGGTTTCCTTCCTCATCAATATGTCAAACCTTGGTGTTGCAAATATACCCTCCAATGCAAAATTTAAAGAATGGTATGGTTCTGTTGACAACAATATGTCACGAGCACTAATCGGTGAACATGTTGTACCTGTCGTGGATTGGGTTTTTGAAAATGTTTTAAGATTGGATAAACCTACAAACGACAACACCCAAGTTTTATCTTACTCCCTAGTAACTTCATTATTATATATTGTTTTTGGAGACCCAGTATTGATGCTAAAAGCATCTGAAGGTTTTCTTGCTGAAGATAGTGTAGACGATTTACTCAATTCCCTCGTGAAAGATGTATTTGCACTTGAACAAGATGATTGGAGGGGCTTTTTGGCAAGTGTTAATGAGACTCTTACCAAAGAACTCACAGAAGGACAAACAGCCAATATCTCCATCACAGAAGAGAACGTATATGAACTCGTCTCTTGGGGGTTAACAAACCTACAAAGTTGTCTCAACCAGTCGGAAGAGAAGGATGATTGTTCTACCGAGTACGGTGTTAAGTTCCCCAGTTATCCCGGTGTTTTGTGGGTTATTGTAAACACTGTTTTAGCCGTTGTTGGAAGTTTCTTAATTTCGGGTGCCCGAGGTAAATTCGGTAAGAAAACCGACGGTTCTGTAAAGTGGGTACCAAGCTTCGGACTGAAAGATACAGATAGTTCAGACTTTTCTCATTTATTTCTTGACACGAGAAGTCCATTTAGTGGCTTTTCCGTTAAAAATGTGTATGTTGAAAATGATGGATATGGACCGGTTATTGTACAGTTTAATGAAGAGGTCACTAACGCAGAATTTGATTTCAATCACGCATCACTGTCCGACCAAGCCGCTTATGATGTTTCACTAAAGCGCATAGATCCCGAAAGCACAACAGTTTGTAATATAAGTGTATCTGCTCATCCGTCAGAACATGACAAGGTTCAGTTAATTTTAGATGTCCCAGATACGGCACTGCTTGACGGTGATTATGGAACGGATTATATTTTAAAAATCAGAATTGGTGCTGACGCACAGCCAGATATATACAACGACACTGGAGATGTTGATAAGTCTCCCGCTTGGACGCAAAATTGGGCTCCAGACGGAGCAAGAAGAGTAGTTGCCAAAGAAGGTGCTTCTTCTGGTCCGACTTTCTCTGATTTTATGCGATGGGCTATGGATACTGGAGATGATACATTTACCGATTGTGTAAATTATCTAATTGATTGGCATTCTCGCAATTTACAGCCAGATTTTAACGATGCCTATGTTGCATTGCAGTCAATTGGTTGGATGAATAGAAAAGGATCTGATTTCGCAGGTTTTCTACACCCAGAGTCAATGTGTGGACCATATATTGAACAATTGTTCGCAGATTACTTTAATACGGTGGAAGAAGACTGTGTAAAGATTAAAATTGAATCATCTTGTGGCACATTTGATTGTAGTTCAATGAAGTGGTCTGCAAAATGCCCAGATGGTATAGAATCAATCGTAACAATGCTTTCGCAATCAACGATAGGCACCAATGCTGCCGAAGAAGCCGGTATTCTCTTTGCAAAGACAGAAGAAGTTGTTTCTCACAGTTCTGAAGCCGGAATATCTTTGTGTGTTGTTGATTGCGCCGAATGTGGCAATCAGGGCTGTACTCCGGACATGATTGATGACATAAATCAGTTAATTGCTCAAGTTGACGACGCAATATCCGATCTAGCTGATCAAATTACAATACAAACAGAATTCATTGCAACAAAAGTGCAGGTCAAAGGAGCCTTAGAACAAGATTTAGCTGTCCTTATAGAACAGCACGCTGCGGATGAGGCACAGTATCAGACAGATAGGGCGCAACTGCTGCAAGATTATGATGATAATTTTTGTGGTACACAAGATGCAACAGATGATTGCCCAATTATAGAAGCCGACATTGCACAGATTGAATCTGATTGGGCGGCGAACGTTTCGCAATTTTATCAAGAAAAGACCACACTAGAAGCCGATATTGCAGGTATTGTAACACAGATCATTGACGCAGGCGCATTTCTTGAACAATATGAGGAGGAAAAAGCAGCAGCCGTATTAGAGAAAAGTGTTTTACTTGCGCAACTTGAAGATTGCGAATGTGAAGATTGCACGAATGGACCTTGGAAAATTATCAGACAAGGTACTGATGCATCTGAATATACCGCTGAATGTTTGATTGGTTGGGATTATTCAAATGAGGGCGACATTATTATTGATGAGACAAAACCAGCATACGGTGCAGGTACAATCTCACTTTCCTCAAAACCGAATAATCTCCTTATTGATAAGTCTGGTGATATTTACGCCGATGGTGTAAAAGTTGCAAGGGTCGCTCTTTGCGGTCTCGCCAATACTTCGTTTGTATCTTTGTTTGACCCCAACTTGTCGCCATTATTGATTCACCCAAAGTATGTTGGAAATAAAAGAATATTCCACGTTATGCAAGAAGGCTATAGTATTTTAGAGGGTGATCCGAACAATTTAAGAAATGAATTAAAAAGACACGAAGTTTTACCATATCCAATCGGGCGATTCTTTCAGGGAGATCCCTGTGATGATAGCGAGCCTGAAGAGTGTATAGAAGATGCTTGCTGTAGAAACCCAGATCTGCCCGATTGTCTAGACATTGGTGAGTGCGGTGGTGTAACAATCCCACAATGGTTTAGGGATTGGTACGAAGAGCACCGAGATTATCTAATTCTCAAACTTCCTTATGATAAGAGATACATCGGAGATCCGATGCGCTACACAATGGATGAGCAAATCTTAGTTGCTAAAGCCATTATTGATTTAATTGTAAGGTATTTTAATTCAACCCCTATGGTTGTTTCAAACGGATTTAGTGCTTGGTCAGATATGACAAGACAACTAAACGTCCTTCCCCTACTCTTGAAAGAAAGTCCTTCAAGAACAAAGTTTAACTTTGGAAATTGGATGGTTGGTAAAAACTCCAACTCTCCAGAAATTAGTTACCCTGCAACCGACGAGAATTGTGTTGAGTGCTGTGATGATGTTTTAAATTCAGATTGTGATATTCTTGATACTTTTGAAGATTGTTGTGAATCATCTTGTGGACGATGGAATAGAGATTGCTCATATTTGACAGGTGACATTGTTACAGGTCTTAGTGGTGAACACTGTTATGAAGCTCTGAAAGATATTTGTGCGGGTGATTGTAATCCAATTCCCGGTTCGGAAGGGTCTAGTGAAATTTGGTTTAGGTGCACTCCTGATTGTGAAAACGAGGTGCCGCCATGTGATTTTAGCGTAAGCAATAATTATAACTGCTCGCCTGACGGTTGCGACGCAGCGGTTTCTGTTGCTCTGCAATATGATGATCAACCAACACCAAACCTATGCGATTATAGATGGATTTTTACAGCCACAAATGTTAATATTCCGGAACTAGCCACAGTCTCGGTAGAAAGTTTCGGTAAAACTCCAACTACCCCTTGGTCTGAAATAACATTACCACTCTTACCAGTTCAGTGTGACGAAGATACGCCAAATCCAAATGTCTGGTCCTTCACCCTAGAAGCTAGAAGTTCAATTTCCGATGATGTTTTGTCACAGTGTGTCTCTGATAGTATTGAGTTCAACACGGGGTGTGAATTTCAAATTGTCCTGTGGGATGATTTAGATGCCGCAAAAGCAGAAGCATATGGTTGGTGTGATGAAATTGGGGGAGAAAACCCAGAAGGTCAAAGACAAGGTGCGCCCGACTCCGCCCTCGGAGATGCGATAGAAAACGTAAATCAAAAGCTTGAAAACCTTCTTGCTTGGGTGGACACAAATGATATTTATGACTTAACCCCTACACAATCTAGTGTTTTAGTTACCGCTTATACCGCAATGGTTGATGCGCTCGCAGTTGTAAACGGTCTACCAAACGACTATGATATAGGCGGTTTATATTCCGGCATTTCTGACGCAGAGACAAGATTTTCGGAAGATGATTCTAAGGGCGGAATTGAAGTATTAATGGTTATAAGATCCACTGTAGTTAGTGATGTTATACAATACGGTATTTATGCCGGAACTTCAGAATGCTGCTGCGTCGTTTTACAACCCACCTCTGAAGAAAACGTTTGTGATATGTCTTGGGTATGGACTGTTGATACAGGTATCGGAGCACCAATCCCATATTATGGAGGAGTAGGTAAATTACCCGACGAAACTGTTGCTTGCGCAATTAGAAATCCGAACGAATTCGGAGAAACTCCAGTAAGTGTATTGTTGTATTCTTATCCAGCAACTTGTGACGATTATGTACAAAGTGCAGTTAACGACTGGAATGGGCAGTTCTGGATTGAACATTTCACCCCAGAAAGTATTTGTGTTTGTGAGCGAGCAATTTTTATTAATTGCCCCTGTTCACCCCGAGGCGGAATTGTAAATTTAGAACCGTACGGATGTGATCCTCAAAATGACACTATATCTATTGTTGATTTATCTCATACAAACGAACTAAATGAGTGTGAGGTTCAGTGGCGATGGGAATTACAGGAACTCGGAGGAAACGGAAACACGCAGAGCATCTCGGCTGGAATTGGTACCGAAGCTTTAAGTCAAATTGGAATACCATTGAACGCTGGTATGGGTTATCAAATTGTCCTACTTTGGACGAGTATTGTAGACCCGACTGTATCAGGGGGCGTTTTTAGTCAAACATTTACTACACCCTCGTGCCCAAGATTAGACCTTACTCACGATTTTTCTGACAACAGGTTCTCGTCTACAACATACGGTGCGGTAGTTGCTAATGATTATTCTCACGCCGGAGTTGTTGGTGAGAACAATGGTGACAACACACAGACACCGTTTTCTTTAGGCATCACAACCGATAACAACGGTGGAACATACAGTATATATTCCAGTCATACCCCAGATGAAACTGATGAGAAGTGGTTGGCTGTGGAAGATGATAAATATACCTTTAGGTGGACCGTTATGAGTTCACAAGGTGAGCAAATTACTGTAGATGAACCTGCACTAGTCACCACCAGCACTTACAACGTTAAGGGCAGGGTACCAAGCTTAAGTTTGGAACTACCACCTTCAATGATTGGAGACGGTTTTACATATTCAGTTTCTCTTGAAGCGATTCCAAACTTAGATGAAACAGTATCTTCTGGAATTAATACCATTGGTCCATTCCAAAACAGCAAACATCATGGAACAAGATCTCTTCAGTTTGAAACGGTGCTCCCTTTGGAGGTAGGAGTAAACTCAATTTCTACCCTTCCGTCAGGAAACGGAGAATTTATACCTAGCCAAAACTTTCACGGTAGTATTACACAACCTGTGAATGTGAAGAGCGTTGCTCAAGATGGAACGTTATTGGAAACAAACCCAGTTAATGTTAGTTTTGATGTGGCGAATGATCCTTGCGATTTAATTTCCCTAACTGTGGCTGCGGATAGCTGGGTTATTATAAACGCTCCTGTCGCAAACGACGACAGCCCGGACAGAGTACCTGTAACGATGAGGTTTGATGCCTCTTGGTTACTTCACGAAGAGTGCGGATTTTCCGACAACCCAACAAACCCACCTTTTGTAGATTTTAGGTATCGTGGATATGAACCAGATGGATCGCAATCCCCTGCTTGGGATGCTGCAACCGTTGTTGGAAATTATGCTTGGGATGATTCAACTAGAACCATTTCTGCAACATTTGAACAAACATTTAATTATCCTGTGCAATCAGGCGGAAATCCATCGCCGCAGATTGGACTCATTGGTCTTTGGCTTACCGCAACGGACAATGAATTATCGTATGACGCAAGTTTGCCATACGATTCCAAAATAGGCTGGATTTCTCTAAACTCTCCAGATTATAGAGAGTGCCATGACGGTCAATGGGTTCTTTCCGAGGGGCAAGAAGGCGATGGTCAACCAACTGGTTGTCCTTGTGTAATCCCAGAACTTAATTCTTCACTTACTTGGTCAGGAACTAATAGTGATGAAATAACACACACGCCGCAAGCTGTGGCAAGTGACATTTTAGATGTTGAACTCCACCAGTTCCTTGAACTTGAGTTTGATGAAGAAAGTACAAGAGACTATGAATATACTCTTATATCTTCAAACGGAGATGTCAGTGATTTTGAAGTAAATGTGTTGAATGATGAAAGTCCATTACCCGGCGAGGGAACTCTTCGTATATCTTCCAGTGCTTCTATAGCTAAAGGTTTTACAAAAACTGTCGTTGCTACGGTCGGTGCTTGGAACAAAGAGCGATTTTTAACGTACGCTGATGCTGTGACAGAAGGGTGCAATGTTGAATTTACCGTATCTGTGCCATTAATTGCCGGTTGTGTAACACCAGATACTGTTGATTACTTCGCAGGTGCGAACATCCAACCCGCCAACTTAGATTGCCAACCTGTGGTTTTAGGTTGTACAGATAATGCAGCATTTAATTATAATGCACAGGCAAATGTGGATGACGGAACCTGCTACCCTGTTATTGAAGGTTGTATGGATCCGACGGCATTCAACTACATTAACCCCATTAATGATGTCAATGTTGATGTAAACACCGACGACGAAAGCTGCATACCGGTAATTACTGGTTGTAATGATCCGGCTGCATCTAACTACGATGCATCAGTAAACACACCTACCAATGATGATTGTTGTTATGAACCGGAATTAGTTAGTGTGTCAAATGCCCTAAGTGAACTACAGGGGAACATTGATGATGTTCAATATTCTATTTATAACAATGTTGTGAATGGGGGCATAAGCGTTACAGATAGTGCTGGCGATTTTCTTATTACTATACCTGCGGGTTCCTTGACATTCCCTAGAGCAAACAATAGTAACGGAGCAGTCGCTAATCAAAATTCAGGTGGTATTATCAGGGTTAATTTAGACGCTATTATTGATTCAAAAGGTCAGTCTTACACAATAACATGTGATATTGGCAGTAACAGTAGAGTAGCAGAAGGTGAACAAGATATTTCACTGCCTGATGGATATTTGAATATTCGGTTTGGCAAATATTCAGACAGTAGACAAAAATTAGAGTCAACGCCTGACGATACTTATCAATATTTGGGCGATACATATACTAACCACATAGCAGAGTTTGAAGAAGTTCGTTATGACATCACAGTAGATATTGATGGGTGTGATGATCAACTACAATTTGGAATTATATCTAGATTAGAAACTCACAATTATCTTGTCGGGTGTATGAACCAAGAAGCTATAAATTACGATGAAAACGCAGAATATCAAATTGATGATGATAGTTGCGTACTGCCAGCTTACTGTTGGAGTTATACCAAGTTTACGGAAAAAGCTGGTCAGCTTATTAAGGAAGATGCAGTCAGCGGTGGTTCTAACTGGAATGGTAATAACTTTTCAGGCAACTGGTTTGATCTTCTTCTTTCTAACGAGTCTGCTAGAAAGTCCGACGGTTCTTTTTCAGAATATGTGACCTCACACTATACACTAAAGGGAGCACTTGATGGTCTCTTCTCTGATTGGTGTGCAGACCCGACTTTGGAATCTTATAGTCAAAAAATGGCTGATTTTGAGAGCGATATAACTGACCTTGCTGGTAAAATGGTTGAACTTATGCCAAAAGCAGTTTATCGTAACCCCGTTACAGATAGCGACGGAAATGGTATTATCAATGATGAGGACATCTCCTGCTGGCATGTTCCTGAAATTTATGTTGTCCAAGATGTTGTCCAAGAAAACGGAGAAACCATTGCAGAAACCGTTGCAGTGGATAACACTACAGATGCACAGTGGGCAGCCTTGAAGTGTAATTCAGGTGACCCTAACGCTGTTAGTAATCCTCCAAAACAAAGATACACTTTTGATGTAACTGTATTTAATGCTTGGGTGGAAGGGACGGAAGGGGCTCCCACGGCTCCATACATAAAAACTCTTCTAGAACTAGGTAAAATTCGTATTGATGATTGTGGAAATGCGAATTCGCTTGACGATGAGGGTTACGTCTGCGGCGGCAACAACCATGATGATACCGATATGCCGGTTCACAACCTTGACTTAGGCGGCGGTTCCTTTGCCCTTACGGACAGCAGTGGCGGAAATGGTTCTAGTGGTAGCGGTAGTGGCTATAGTTTTGAACAGAATCCAAACGGCAACAACGGCTATAGCAATGACGGCGACTGAATAACTTAAACAATATTTTATTATGTGTTATAATAAGGAGATGAGGAAATTATGAATTTAAATGATATTACAAGGAGATTTATTTTAAGCGAGGGGCACAACCCTCCTTCTTTGGCGAGCTATATTCAATCGCTCCAAGAAATTATTTTAAGTTTATCTCCCAAGACACAAACAGAGAGACGCAGAGTAGAAATTGCAAAAAATCACTTGCGTGAAGTTAAAAAACATGTTAGAAAGTTAGAAGAGAAAGTTCAAATGCTTGAAGAACAACTTCTAGAATCTAAGGGCGGTAGATAATATGGGTACGAGATTACTATTGACAGAAGGCGGAGTCGCTGGTCATATGGCACATCTATATGATAACGGTGAACTGACTTTTTCCAAAATTAAAGAAATATTCTCCGCAGCATCTAATGGTGAGCTTGAAGGCACAGAGAAGACCGACGGGCAAAACCTTTTTATTTCATATTCTGTTAAAAATGGTAATGCTCGTGCAGCTAGAAACAAAGGAAACATCAAACAGGGTGGTTTAACTGCTGAAGAACTTGCAGCTAAGTTTGAAGGTCGTGGAGGGTTGACTGAAGCTTTTGTAGAATCATTCCAAACATTTGAGAAGGCAGTTCGTTCACTAGATCCACAAACACAGATTGAAATCTTCGGAAACGATGCAGAAGTTTATTATAATGCAGAAATTATGGATCCTCGCTCTCCCAATGTTGTAAGTTATGACACAAAAAGCCTTGTAATCCACCAAGTCGGTCACGGAGAGTATGATAAGGCGACGGGAAGCAAAACAGACAAAGATGTCTCCGCAAATGCCAAGGTTTTACAGTCAGCATTGGAATCCATGCAACAAGCTACGGCTGAAGATGATTATACTGTCCAGATTAACGCTGTGAGGCGGCTAGAGGCTCTTGAAGACGATGTTGCGCTTCAAGATGCGTTTGATTCGCTTGACGCTCTCTTAGCGTCCACAGGGCTCGCTGATAAGGCAACTATAAACGACTATATGATTGCGAGGCTTGCGCCTCACGTACAAAGCACTGTTCCGGAGGTTGGAGAGGATGTCCACAACCTTATTCTCAAAAGATTGATGAAAGCAGGCGTTAAATTCACCCAAGTGGTAAAGGGTCTTGAAAAAGAACACAAAGAAACGATCAGGGCACTCATTAAGGATGAAAAGAACCTAATGAAAGCTGCGATTCAGCCTTTAGAGGTTATTGTGCACGATTTTTCGGTAGAAATGCTTCGTGGTTTGCAGAGTGCTTTTATTTTAGATAACAGTAAAGAAATTCAAAGACTTCGTGGTGAAGTGAAGACTGCAATTGATGCAATTGGCGGTTCTAGCCACGAAGGTGCTCTAGCTATGCTGAAAAAGCAAATGGAGAAACTAAAAGACCTAGAAAACGTATCTACAGCTTCTGAAGGTTTTGTATTTGATTATGATGGGCAGACTTACAAATTTACCGGCAATTTTGCCCCAATAAATCAGATTTTGGGACTATTTAAGTATGGAAGAGGCGATATACCGGCAATGATGAAAGAAGAAGACGTAGATCAGAGAGACACTGATAGATATTTTGGAACTATTAGTGAAGATGGTGCAACTGTAGATGTAGCAGTTGTTCCGGGTGCATTCAAGCCTCCACATAGAGGTCACCTTGCAATGGTTGCTGAATATTCTAAAATGGCAAAGCGTGTAATCGTATTCATGAGCCCCCTCCCTAGAAAATTAGACGATGGTAGAGAAATGGGGTTTGACATGGCTTACCAGTTATGGCAACCATATCTCAAATCAGCAGGGCTGAACAACGTAAAAGTTCTTGAATCCCCAGTAAACTCTCCTGTCGGTGCAACATTTAAATTTGTTGCAAACGAAGAAAACGAGCCAGATTATGCACAGCCCGGAGAATCAGTGGTTTTAGGTGTATCAAATAAGGGTGGAGATGATAGTAGATTTAGCGACAAGGCTCAAAAATATGCAGCAGAAGGGGTTACAGTTTTAGCTGGACCTGAATATACTGTTAATGTCTCTGGAGATGCTTTTACTGATACTAGAACTGGTGAAGCCCTTAGTGCATCTACAATGAGATCTGCTATTTCTTCGGGAGATTTAGAAACTTTCACTGAATATTTGCCCGATGCTCTTAAATCAGATGCAGAAAGACTTATGAAAGACTTGACACCTGAAAAGAAAGATGTTAACGAATCATCATCTTTAATTATCGACCTCATCAAAGAAAGCATGAGAGAGAACACTGCTGCTGCTGGTGGTATTGCTGTTGCTGTGAACAAATCAGCTTGCGGTAAAACTAAAAAATACAATCCTTGGAACGATGATGAAGAAGAGCTTTACGAAAAAGAAGACTCGGACCACGGAAGCTTTGAAATGGACTTAGAAACAGATGTTGGTATTCCACGAGAAGAAATGCCACAGATTAAATCCACCGATATGCAAAATTTTGTACAGTGGTTAAAGTCGGACAAGCAAATTGATTCAAAGCAGATGCAGATAATGGTTGATGATTTAAAACCTACACAGAAAAAAATCAATACAAACAAGGTCAAGGGAATGCTTGCCAAGAAATCTATAGATGAGTTGGCTAGTTCCAAACCTGTGTTAGTTACATCAGATAATTTTCTAGTAGACGGGCACCACCGATGGTTTGCTCTATACGTTGATGAACCAAAAAATTCAATTAGTGTAATTCGTGTAAATTTACCTCTAGAGGAATTTTTAAGCATTGCTCGTGAATATCCAAAGGTCAGCTATAAATCAATGGTTGACGAGAGTGTAGTTTCAAGAATTCTAGACGAAATTCTAAACGAAAAAGGATATGAAAATTTTGGCGGTCAGACAAAAATGCTCAAAGTGGGCTCGGTCAGGCTGGACATTGAGGATATGGAATTAATGCCTTCAAAGCATGGTGAAGAGAGAAGGTTTAGACATACAGATAAGCGTGGCGGTCATAAAATCTCAAAAGATGCTATCGTTTCGGCTGTTGACCGTTCTTTGGGACTAATTATGAATGACTATGCTAACGGAGAAATTGAAAACGGTGAAGCTTTCCATATTCGTATGAAAGGTAAATCACGACAGGTTCCAGCACTCAACGTTATTGCAGCGTTGGATATGCAGAAAGGACCAGACACTATTAAAATCATCACCGTGATGCGAAAAGATGATTTTAAAACAGATAACTTCGGCGGCGGAAGCCAGAAGACTTACAATGTGGGAATGTAAATTATGATTATTGATAGAAACGAATTAATTGAAGAATATCGCTTGAGGATGGAAATCAGAAAAACTATTAAAAAAGTTTATGAATCTCAAGAAAGGGAAAAAGCCCAAGAAAATCAATTGCGAGGAATCGTTAGGAAACTCTTGGAATCCGATATTGAAAAAGCACCTCATACTTCAACGGGTATTAACGTACTTGAGGACTTACTAAAAAAGATTGTCCCACAGCTTGAATCAGCTTATAAAAAGTTGACCACCTCGGAAGAACAGAGGGAGTCTTTTAGAACTCATATTGTTAATGCTGTTCAGAACGCACTCGCTCCGACAAAGGCTTCTCACGAAGCGGAGAGCGACGAAGAGAAAGAACGTGCTATTGATATTTATGAACAAGAAGATATTGAGATGAATGTCGGAGAGGAAGATTCAGTAGAATCCCCAGACGATGAAGCTTTCATTGACATTGACGGTTCAAGCGAAGAAGAAGAGATTAGTGATGAGGAACAGTTTGGTATTGGTGCCAATGGTGACGAAACAGGTCGTAACATGGCGTTCCAAGCTTTTGAGAGAATTGAAAAGAGTATTGTAGACGCATATAATCTTCTTTCCGCAGATGAGGACAGAGAATTATTTTATGACTACTTACTAACGAACCTTAAGCTTTATTTTGATAAGTTTGAGGATGAGTTGGCGAACGTTTTACCGGAGCCAACTACGGCAGAGTACGAAAATGAAAAGGATAGTCAAGAGGCAGACAACGAAGCCGGTGAGGAAGCAGCATCTGATGAAGGGGGTGATTCACTAGATCTTGAAGATGATGCTGAAGGCGGAGATGAGTTAGAACTGTAAAATATGGTCAAAATTTCATTTTTTACTTAACATTTGAAAAAAAGTATGATACAATGTTAATATAAAACAAAGTAAATAACAAATAAACAAGGAGAACAAAGAAAATGCCAAGCCCAAGAAGAAGAAGAGAAAAGAAAGCTGCTAGATTAGCTAAAAAGAATGCAGGTAGTGCTCCTGTGGTAGTTGAAGAGAAGATTGAAATTCAATTAGAAGAATCAGCACCCGAAGTAGTTGAGTCTGTAGAAACAGAAGAAATTGCAGAGGAAGTTGAGGCTGAAGAGAAGCCTGCACCAAAACGCACTAGTTCTAAGAAGAAATCTAAGCGAGCATCTAAAAGTCAAGAATCTGAAGAATAGTACTTGACAAATATGTAAGATGTGTTATTATATAGGTAAATCTGAAAGAGAGTAATCTATTGAATAACAAGATCTTTGAAACAATTGGAAGTGATATTGGTAAGCTAGTTCAATCTAAGAACGAAGCTTATGGTGATTCATTTTCACAAGCTCAAAAAATCCTACAAGTACTTTATCCTAATGGTGTTAGCGTAGATCAATATCAAGATATGTTAACATTAGTAAGAGTCATTGATAAATTATTTAGAGTAGCTAATAACAAAGATGCTTTTGGAGAAAGTCCTTGGAAAGATATTTGTGGTTATGCTATTTTAGGAGTTGCAAAAGATTCAAATGAAGAAAATAGGTAACAAAGAATTCTCACTATTAAGAAGACTAAAAAAAGAGAAGAGACTGTCATATGATTTAGAAGTCCTTCTCAATAGTCTAACACTAGAGGAAATAATTTCATTAAAGTTAGAACTAGCTGCTAAAGCAGCAGGCGGTAAATTATATGGTTTACCATTATGGTTCTCACTTCAAGATATTATTAAAGAATCTATTTTTACATTTGCATTAACAGCAACTAAAACTAAAGGTGAAGCAAGTAGGTTTTTGGGGATTACTCCGAAAGCATTTAGACAACTATATAAGAAGTTCAAATCAGAACAATATATTAATGGGGGTGAAATGGATTCGACAGGGTAGTAGAGGTAGAGAGTGCAAGTAGCCAACGGTAACACATGGCTTGACAGCGTTACAAAATTTTAATTGCCAATAACAATAACAATTACGAACTAGCTCTAGCAGCTTAATCGGGTGGTTTCCTAAAGCCATCTTACCAATTTAGGATAAGTGGTTGGTTCCACTAAAATAAACAAAACCACAATGGTTCCCTATTTATAGGTGGAGCGCAACAGGATAGTAAGCGCAGGGTTGTCTATCTATCTTTGTCGGTTTCTGATAGTAAACCGAACAAGCTTGTGAATGACTTAATATTAAAGCTATTGTGGACGGGAGTTCGACTCTCCCCACCTCCACCATTTCAACAAGGTGTTTAACACCAAAAGGAGAAAAACAAAATGGAAACATTACAACAAATAGTACAGTTCGTAGGAACACATGCGCTCGCACTGGGTATTGGCGTAGCTACAGGTCTTATCGTGGAAAACGTTACCACACCTGTAAAGAGAATTAGAGTAAAGCTCGCTTCTCTACTCGGAAAAGCTGAAGACGCAGTTTCAGAAAAATAAATAAACATATTAAGTTTCAAAGCCGGTATGAGTTTTTTTACTTGTACCGGCTTTTTTTATTTGACAAAGCAGTAAAGCTGTGTTATATTAGTATAGTGAAAGTTTTATGCGCCCGTAGCTCAACTGGATAGAGCATCCGCCTTCTAAGCGGAGGGTTAGAGGTTCAAGTCCTCTCGGGCGTGCCATATATCTTAAATTAGGAGTAACAAACAATGAGAAAAGATATTTATTGGTTAGGTGAGAAGAAAGATCCTACCGCCATATGTGGTTCAGAAGCAGCTTCTTCTGATGATAACAATAAAGTAGAGACTGTTAATAACAGGATTTACTTTTATTCAGAGGTCTCAAGGACCAAGAATTTAGAACTAAATAAGTCTTTGGTTAATTTAGATATTAACCTTCAGAATCGTTCGGTCACGCTGAATACTGATCCCGGTAAGATCTATCTTCATATTAATTCATATGGTGGTAGTGTTTTTGCTGGGTTATCTTCTGTTGACTATATTATTAAATCTAAAGTCCCAGTGGTTTCTGTAATTGATGGTTGTGCAGCTAGTGCTGCAACTATGATGAGTGTCACTGCCAGTCATCGTCAGATGAATCGTCATGCTTATATGTTAATCCACCAGTTATCTTCTGGGTTATGGGGGAAGTATGAAGAACTTCAAGATGACATGGAGAACTGTGATAACTTTATGAAAGTTATTAAAGAGATTTACGAAGAGCACACTCAAGTTCCCAAAAAAGAACTTGATAAGATTTTAAAACACGATCTATGGTGGGACGCAGAGAAGTGTCTCAAGTATGGTTTGATTGACGAGATCATTTAATGAAATTTTTAGTAGATGAAGAATATGGCTACCGCCACTGGGTTTGGGAAACAAGTAAATCTCGTAAGGAGATGATTGCTTGGTGGTCTTCACTTGAAACTGTGGACCCCTTCTTCTTCAACCCAGCTTCTTCTCTACCATTTGGTAAGATTTACCCATTACCAGAAGATTGTCAAGACATTCCAGAGGTTTTAGGTTATTTTCATCTTCATGAGGATTATGATTCATTTATGAAAATAGAAGGTGAAAATTATTATCACAAGGGGTACAAGCCTCTTTAATATAGTTGGGATGTAGTTCAATTGGCAGAGCATCGGATTGTTACTCCGAAAGTTGTTGGTTCAAATCCAGCCGTCCCAGCCTTTTAAGAAAAAATAAAAATATGAAGAAGATCATTCATGTCAATCAACACAAGATTCGCTCAAACACAAAGAATAACACTGACGAACCTGTTTTGACCATCAAGACATACAAAGAAAACAATTATGCTCATGAAGCAATAATTAAAAAAGACGGGGAAGAAATAGCTCGTGTAATATACAGTACACACAAGCCGTTAAGTTGTGGTGCTCGTGTTTGGATTGAACTAGATACAGAATCAGTTGATGTAGAGTTGATAGTTAGAGGAGAATAAATTGTCAGAAGAGCGTAGAACGCTGAAGCTGGATTCGTCTTATAGACCAGTGCAGATTATAACAGCGTTTGAAGCATTTTGTATGATTTATATGAAAAGGGCTAATCTAGTAGAAGCCTATGATAAGGAATTTATTTGTTCAGCTTATAAGAAATTTCCAGTACCTAGTGTTATTTCACTAAACAGATATATAAGAAGAGACAAATTAACTTTAAAGTGTAATAGAAAAAATGTATTTTGGAGAGATAGTAATACCTGCCAATATTGTGGAAACATATTTTCTACTGATTTACTTACTTTGGATCACGTAACTCCAAGGAGTAGAGGTGGACCAAAGACTTGGGAGAATATAGTAACCTGCTGTAAGCGATGTAACCAAATAAAGGGAGACAAACTTCCATTTCAGGTTAATATGCAACCTTTACGACAACCTGTTCAACCTTCTTCTGAAACATTTCATGTTCTAGAGAGAAAGAAGATTCACGAAAAATGGTTGCCATATCTTATTGGGTATAAACTCTAAGCCGATGTAGCTCAACTGGCAGAGCAACTGATTTGTAATCAGTAGGTTGTAGGTTCAATTCCTATCATCGGCTCCATGTTATCTTAATAACATATATGCTGTCAAGGTCGCAATTACAGAACCATAAACTGTTCCACAAAACATACCCGCAGAAAAAGCTCCTATTTTTTTAAATACCCGTATCACCCGTATCTCCTTCATCTGATTCATAAACATATCCGATTTCCACTAAAGTACTTGCCGGTGGTCCGACAATAGCACCGCTCGCATCTGTTTCAGTAAATATGACGCTGTTGATTGTACCTTCATAATACCACAACGAATTGTCATAAACTTGACCGTTTACAAACACTTCAATGGATTCTGGTATTGGTTCATGGGTTAACTCATATTCTATAACTGGCTCTAATTGATTGGCGGCATCTGTCATACCGGCACTCCAATCTTCGGAACAAATATCAACAACCACTCCGCCCAATAGGTTCGTTGCATCAATATAGTCGGCTCCAACATTGGTCATGGAGCCGTTGCAGATTGAATACGTTGGGTTTATATTTACAATACTGGATACGTAAACTTGTGGTCTTCCTAGAGAACTTAACCAACTAACATAATCTGAAGCTCCTGTAAAGCCCGAACTTTGTTCTTGCTCATCAGAAACAAAAACAATTAATAGTGCAGCATCATTCCTCATCCAAGTGCTGGAATATGCATTGTTTGTAATATATTCATATGATGCATCAAAGCCTTCCTCATACCCACCCTTAAGAGTTGCGTTGAACATGTTCGTCGCATCAATAATGTCAGCACCATATGTTAGGGGAAATTGGACTTCGTTGATACTCTTGGTACCATCTGCACTCATCATTGCCAATCTCCACTGTGTTGTCATGGGTAAGCTATTTAAAACGTTAAGCATTGATTCAATGCCTAATAATAGACGTGTGTTGTGAGTGCTCATGGAACCGGATCTATCAATAACCCACAAAATATCAATTCCATTCATGGTCGCTGATTGATAAAAGTGATCAACCCATACATCACCACTCCATCCGTCTTCGGCGGGCACCTCTACTTCGACTACGACCTCAATATATTCTTTTGGTGCGTGTATACCATAGTCAGTCACACACCCTGTAAAAGAGAGTAGGGTTAAAAGTGCGACATTGGCTATGGATTTGTTCACTTCATGTTAGGTTCCTTGGGGTTTGATTGTCCCTGACCTGTAAGGTACGGAATAAAATCTCTACGAATAACATTGTTGATTTGTTCAACTGATGCACCCATCGGTAAGTAAGCACCTCCGAACGGTGCGACACGTACTGCGTGGATAATACCAGCAATGTGCCAACGTCCTCCTCTTCTAATTAATATTGGTGAACCTGAACTACCTTGTCCAGCATAAATTCCTGAAATGCTAAACTCACCGACGATTCTACAAACCTCCGGGTTTCTGCACTCTCCGAGGTATAAACCTTCATCAATAAAAATGTTTGGAGGATTGAAATATCCCCAAGGCGCAGCCATATTTAAAACCCGATCACCGTGGTTTGGGTTTTCCGGTAAGATTCTTAAAGCTGGCATATCAATTCTCTCAACTTCTATGAGACAAACATCAACATCGTTGTCAATGGAAACCTTCCTAGTTACATTATGTTGTACGCCAAGATTATCAATTGCATACTCAATAGCTGCGTGCCTGCTAATAGTATAAATTCCAGCCATTACCATTTCTCTAGGTCCACCCCGAGGAATCATTTGTAAAACATCATTACCAGTCGGAGGTTGACACCAGTGAGCCACACTTAGTACAAGACTTCTTTCTTCTCTTTCCGTAGGTTCCCTGTAATGTCTAATTATAGAACCACTAGCAAGACTCTTAGATTCAAAAGAAGCACAAACAGGTAATCCAGAAGATTGAAACTCTGGATCTTCTTGAGTCTCTTGACTTGCACAAATTTCAACTATGTGATTTGATGATAATAGGGTGAAGGAATCCGTTGGGGCAACAACTCGTTTGTTAATCCCGGCACAAGCAACATTCATACTTGCTGCGAGCATCGCCATCGCTAAAAAGCTGATGGTATTTCTAAGTCTTCTCTCCATTCATAATTCACCTGCTTGAATCAAGCTCTTATAAATTAACTATCTGTCAGAAAATTAAAAAGAAGAAAAATATTAATTTTCTTTTACTTGGAGGTACAACTAATTATATGACAGAGGAAGTATTAAAAATGGGAACAAGAAACCACGGAATTGTACATTCGGCGATCACCAGACAACTTATTGAGAAGAAGTTGAAGAAACAGATCTCTGCTGTATCTCTCGGTGGAGCCGTGGGTGACTTGCAAGAGTTAACAAACAAGGTTAATGCTGTACAAGGAAGTTTGGGTTCTATTGCTGTGACTATTTCAGGTATAGTACAACAGATTACAATGTTTCAGGGTATCACTGATGGTTTGCAGACAGCACTTGATGAAGTTGAGGCTGCTATAACCGGGCTTATTGAAACAGCATTGACCAAATTCTCGTACCTCCTAGAAGAATCCGGTGAAGGTATTATTTCTTATACACTTGATGAAAATGATCAGGACGTGTGGGAAGTCAATAATCCTTTTAGTGATAGCGATGTAATCGTCCAAGTAGTGGATGAATCCAATGATGACGAGATCGTTGGAGTATCAACAGAAATCTCTGAAGAAAAAATAACTTTATATTTGGCGCACTGTGATGTTAAAGGGCAATATCGGGTCATCCTGATGGGGTGATCGTTAAGTTTCTGCTTCCCGATCGGGAGCTACATTTTTCCACATACTATTTATAAGCGACGATGGATAGCAGAGAAAACGCACACATTTCTTCCCTATAGAACGTGCAACGCAGATAGCAAACATCACAAAAAATATCATGTTTGTTCAAGGCGTTAGTGCGCCTTGTAACAGGATGTATTGTTATACAATATAGGAGGAAATAATATGATAACAGAAATTACAAATCAATATAATGTTGATTTATCGGGAGATGTGGACAATGAGGTGCCTATACTCAATTTCACTCTTCCAAATAACGATTGGACCTTATCCATTCAGGTTAAAGGAACTTTAGATGGTTCACAATATGGAAATCTGTTTCAAGATGGAGCAAATTACATTTTTGATTCAGATACTGACCCTACACATGGACGAGTATTTGGTGCTTTCCAACAAGATTATTTTCCAATACCAGAATTAGAGGCATTAGGTGAAGATGAGTGGGCTACGATTACAATAACGAGAGTAGGAAACTTGCTAACCTATTATGTCAATGGAACCAATTATGGTTCAATTACGCACAGTAATTTACCATCTGATATTGAGACAATTAATGGGTGGTCCGGAGGTGGTCACCACTTAGCCCCGGATGTCGCAAACTTCAGAGTTTTTGAAGGTGCAGCGACAGCAGAAGAAGTTTTAGAGTTAGTGGAAGTACCATATACGCACGTATACGGCTTTTCAAACAGGTTGTTTGTAGACAACGACTTTGTTGTAGCAAGCCACAGGTGGGTTAGCGGTCAGAAACAAGGTGCTGACTTCTTAGATCCTGATGACACAGCAGGAGATGGGTGGATTTATATTAATGATGACAACGCCGTTAATTGGTATGGTGACACTCTCGGTCGCAATGCATTGGCAAGAACCCACACACCAGACGAAAAGATTCAAGCGTCAGCTAAATTGATAGGTAACGGTGGCGATGTTGATATTGTTGGAAACACTTATAAACTAAGAATCATGTCCGTTATGGGTCAACTCATTGGTGAATATGATGCCATTGGGACAGCCACTGGTGTCAAAGTTGCAGATGACGTGGGTTTTTCGTTTTCTAATGATAGCTACGAAAATTCGCCCTTTTTTGAAATTTACGCAGAAGGTGAAATTTATTCTGATTTAGAGGGGTCTTCACCAGAAGCCCCAGATACGTCCAATGAGGACGATAGCAACTCCAATAATGGAGATACAAATGAAACTCAACCAATGGAGGAAATTATTATGAGTTACAGTTTTACAAACGATTTGTCGGGTGGAACACACCCAACAGAAATTAGCTGCACAGGTGATGTCACTGAAGCAGGAACGGCAACAGTTGGATTTGAAGAAAACAACTGCCGAGTTAAAAAATTCCTAAGTGCTGTTGAAGCAAAAGGAATGAGAGTTTGCGGCGACGTTAAACTACAAGATGGAGAACTTTTTCTTCAAGACGGAACTGCTGCAAGCAGTTTAATCAAGGAAGTGTCCATGTGTTTTGGTCGCCTTGTTGATCAAGCTGAAGCGGATGCAGATGCTGCTCTTTCAGAACCACTGGGACTAGTCGTTGGACAGTTCATCGCTATGAACCCAGAGGACTTGGGCATTACCCCAACCGGCGATCCGATTGCAACAGAGCCCACCACCGGTCTTGGTGATTCGGAATATGGTTCTGAAAATGTAGAAGTACCCGCTGCTGTTGCAGTACAGGGTGAAGGTAAGTGGTTCCTTAAACTACTTCGTCCAAGTGGCTCCGCCACGTTCAAAGAGATGGAAGCGGTTAATAACCTTCTAACCTTCTCTAATATGGACGGTCGTGTTCAGAGTATTCTTGAGGCAATGCAGGAAGTTGAAGATCTTCAAGCCGCTGTTCACGCAGCAATGGAACTCAAAGCTATTGCATCTAAAGACGATGTTGATGCTCTTGAAGCAAGATTAGATCTTGAAATTGTTCACCTTGCACAACATCTTACCATCTTAGAAAGTTCCCTTAAGGATCATATTGATGCAGGTGATTTAGCTGTTAAGACATTTGTTGAAGCGAGATTGACAGAAATGGTTCTTTCAGTGGAAGATGCTTACTCTGAGACAAGATTCCACGCCGAAGCAACCGTTGCCAACCTTAACAATGGTGTAACAGGTCCATGCCCGGTTCTTGAATTTACATATGATGCTTCTAAGTTCATTGCGTCAAGACCAGAAGAGCAGTGGTTGTGGGGAGTTGATATTATTGCTTCTGACGGTGTTATGAGACAAGATCTTGAAGCGTTGTTCACAATCCATCCAGCCGAGAGCAAGATCAAGCTTGATGCAATGGAATGCGAATCTTCGGAGCTAGATGGTGCTAAATTTGTGTTTAATGCAATTTACACTGGTGCTGCTCAACCTGTGATTGAGAGTAATGCAAACGGTGATGTTTTTACTAATCCTGCTTATGTTGCAAAGCCACTTCCACTGGATCCAGATGGAGCAGATTCTGATTCTTCAGTAGCAGCTTCGCTAGTTTCTGATGGCGCACCGGCTCAAACTAGAATTGTGGCACAACCATAATGAAAGTTTATTATATCATTTTTAAACAAAAAGGAGGAATAAAAAATGAGTACAAATAATGAAACACCTTTTGAAAATGACTTGAGCGATCCTAGCGTGAGTCAACTTCAAGGACCAATTAAGAAATTTCTTTATGCGATGGAAGCTAAAGGAGTTAAAATCTGCGGGGATCTACAATTAGCCCCCGGCGGGGAGATTTTTCTTCAAGACGGCACTGCTGGTAAGAGTCTTGTTAAAGATTTAGATCTCGAATATCGCTTTCAAGAGCCATCTGGTGCATTTATTGATGCTTCACTTGTCTCACAGGGTGGCGATGATTACATAGACGGCGACGGAAACTCAGTTCCCGGTGCTTACCATGCAGGAAATGGCGTTGTTCTAGAGAGAAAAGCTTGGCTTAAAATTTCTAGACCCGACGGCTCCCTAACATACAAAGAAGCTGATGGGATCAATAGACTTGAGTCTCATATTGATAACGACGGTATTATTGAATCCCTAGCGGAAGTTGTGCAGCAGATTAATCAACTTTCTGATATGATTGATGTTGCGTTAGCTGCTGAAGAAGCTGCTAGACAACAGGATGTTGATGAGCTTGAAGGTGCCCTCGGCGAGTGGATTATTGATCTTCGGGTTACGTTGGACCGCATGGAACTTGCTGTTCGCTTACACGCTGACATGCTTGATGATGACATTGCTACAACAATGGAAACAAATATCGCAGCAGAAGCGTTCAACGTTCAAGCCGAGTCCGTGTTGGATAATTTCCATCATGTTCTTAATTATTCTACTGTTGCTAATGCAGTCATGAATCAGCTAGACGGATTTGAGCTTGCTCACGACCTGAACCAACTCTCGGCTTACGGCGTGAGTGGAGACTTGAGTGGTAATACAGCCTCTAGGGGAGACATTTCAAACTGGATTATTCGTACAGTTATTAAGCGTACTGGTAGTCAGGGAGTGGAAATCCGTGGGGAAGAGGTTTGGAACAATGCCAAGATTGTAAACGACGAACCCAACGGCGTTTCACAGCTTCAGGTTCATATTCAGGTTGCTGATTGTGGTGCCATGACATCATCTGATGAAATAATTGTCAGTGGTACATTTGTCGGTGATAGAGGTTTTACGTTACCGCATACCGACCGGTACTCATCTTATAGGGGTCACACCTACAATGAAGATGGGACTAGCTTGGTTTATGGAATTGAACAGTACCCATGGGCTGACTCTGACTCCGGTGCTCCGGTTTATAAGGCAACCCTAAGCCCGTTTAACCAGCCACCTCAAATTGTACAGGTGGACTTCGCTGGTGCCCCATTTTATGGTGCGACGATAGATGTAGTAGATGGATATTTGACCGAGGATTGGCTCCCGAGAGAGTATGAGATTACCGGTTTTATTAACGGCGCACCGTCAGGCACGGTTGAAATGTTCCTTCTTGACGATTATGGTGATGGATGGGATGGTATCACCATTCAAATCTTTATCAATGGTTCGCTTTTGCAAATTAATGGTGTATCATCACACGCTCTTACTGGAAAAGCAGCAATGCTAAATCTTGGTACGTTGAATGTCGGCGATAGAATTCAAGCTCGTGTAGATTATAGTGGAGCCACATCGTACGGATTCACCTACGAAATGAGCTTCTCGCTTGGCGAACAGGGGCAGTTCTCTTTGGGTTGTACTGACCCGGCTGCATCTAACTATAATTCAATGGCTAATGTTGATGATGGTTCATGCATCATAAGCAGCGGCTCGGGTTCCGGCAGCAGTGGCGAATCAGGCGGCGGTTCATCCGGCGGTTCATCCAGCGGATCTCAAATTTATGGTTGTACTGATCCATCTGCATCTAACTATGATTACAATGCGACGATGGAGGATGGAAGTTGTATATATCCCCAGACAGGATGTATGGATCCAACAGCAATGAATTATGATGTGAATGCTGATGTGTCCGACAACAGTTGTATTTATGGTTTTGAACAGCCTTCTCACGGTGATTTGCTATACAGTGCAATTACTTCTACAATAACAGAGGTACCCGCAGGTAGTATGCCTATGTTGTATGCAACACAGGTCGTGGTTACACTACCTAGTGCTCAAGCTATAGAGGTTCATGGACTAGGTGGATCCGGCACTGGTGATGTGACACATGTCCACTTCCAAAACTGGGAAGATGGTCACGACAGTCAGTGGTGGACTACGACTGAAGGAGAATTAAATAATATGACTATTAGTGATATTGACTCTGAAGGAAATAGAACACTTACGTTTGATTTCGTTAGTCCGGGTATGGTGGTTCCATATCCATCCGTAAATGGTACAGCAAGCAACCCATTAACGGGTCAGACTGGTCGACTAGGGCTCTTTACCACATATGAGCCTTCTGTTGGTTGTATGGATCCGGGGTATGATACTTATGATTCGCAGCATCAATTTAAAGCCAAGCATACTAATTATGCGTCAATTCAATGTAACAATGGTTCAGTACCAGCAAGTTATTCTGGCGATGATTATACTGCCGGTGTAGCTGGTCTTACGATTAAGTTTGATTCTGGTCAGGATCGCAGTACAGCAGTAGATCACATGGAAGTTAGTGGCGGCACTCTCTATATCGAGGTTGAGACGGACAATGGTACGTACACATCCTTTAATTTGGGGGCTGGCGACTATAACCTGCAAGGTGGCAATAAGCTTGAAATACCAAATCAGAACCTATGGTGGGAAAGTACAGACGGCGTTTCTGCAACACTCACTGTTCGGATGATTTAAAGCTAAAGCACAAAATAATATAAACATTAACTAATGTTTAGCCCCCCTCCTCGTGAGGGGGGTTTTTTTTTGTTTATTTTTTGTTTAACTAATTACAGTAAAGCCCTTAAACTAAATAATATAAAGGTGGTATCAAGTGGCAAGAAAAAAAACTTACGTGTTAGACACGAGCGTATATTTGACAGATTTTAATTCAGTTTACGCATTTAAAAACAACGACATCGTTGTCCCCCTCAAGGTTCTTGAGGAGATTGACAAGCATAAAAAAAGACAGGACTCTGTTGGTTCCAACGCAAGGAGAATTATTAAAATTCTTGATGACTTGCGCTCAAAAGGTTCACTAGAGTCTGGAGTTCGTATTGATAAAGGTAAGGGTGTCCTGACCGTAAAAGGTTATAACGGAAAACTATTACCAGAGGAGTTTCCAAGAGAAGATCCTGATAATCAAATTATTGCAACGGCATTAACAGAATCTATTGCAAACCCGACTAAGAAGGTATCAATAGTATCTCGTGACATCAATATGAGAGTAAAGTGCGATGCACTAGGAATTCCAGCCGAAGACTATATTGTTGGCAAGGTTATCCGCAACGCCGGAGAAATTTATACTGGTTATGGCGAGTTATTACTTGATGATGATATAATTGACGACTTCTATGATGGTGAGCCTATTATGATTTCTGATCAAGATTATCATCTTCAACCTAATCAGTTTTTAATGTTGGTGTCAAGTACAAACAATAAAAAGACTGCCTTGGCTAGATTTATAAGTTATACACTCCCGTTAAAAAGAATTCATGCAGAAAGCACTGGAGGAATTTGGGGTGTAACACCTAGAAACAAGGAACAACATTTTGGTTTAGACCTTCTTCTTGATAAAAGAGTACCGATTGTTTCTCTAATAGGTAAAGCCGGTTCAGGAAAGACCCTCTGTGCGCTCGCAGCGGGGCTACAGCAAGTCCTAGAACCTAGCCGGGGAAAAGGCAGGAGCAAACAGGAAAACGCTTCAGAGACGTTCTACAAGCGTTTGATCGTGACAAGACCTGTTCAACCTCTGGGTAAAGATATTGGCTTTCTTCCGGGAACCTTAGAAGAAAAAATGGCTCCTTGGTTGATGCCTGTTCAAGACAACCTTCAGTTCCTTCTCGGAGACGATAAGGCTACTTTAGAAATGTATATGGAGGCTGGTACAATTGAGATTGAGGCACTGACCTATATTCGTGGTCGTTCCATCGCAAACGCTTATATTATTGTTGATGAAGCACAAAATTTAACAAAACACGAATTAAAGACTATAATAACAAGAGTTGGGGAAGGAACCAAAATCGTTTTGACTGGTGATATTGAACAAATTGATAATATCTATCTTGATGAAACTTCAAATGGCTTAACTTATGCTGTTGAAAAGTTAAAATCATATCAAATTACCGGTCACGTAACTCTCTTGAAGGGTGAGCGTTCAGAGGTTGCCTCCTTAGCTGCTAAAGTGTTATAAATTTTCAGTAAGGAGAAAATAATGAGCGAAATCGTAAACCCTGAAATGGTTAAGGTTATAAATCCCGAAACAAAACTAAAATCAATGATTGTTGATTATGTTGGGGAAACAAAAAATCCGGAAGATGGAAACGTGACAGTTGAAATGATTATTGATATAGTTGCGTCAGAGTTTCCAGAAATGTTAATGGTTGTTGCAGAGGAAAATTGGGTCCGTGGTTATAAACAAGGTTTAGACGATGCCACTGGAGTTCAAAATGGACAAGATTAGAAACAATGTCGCAGCCCGAGCGAAGACAGTCCTTTCCGAGAGGAAAGAATATCAAATGTTTGGTTCGGTGCATGTTTTCATAAAAGATCCCTTACCTCAAGAAATAGACATGACTATGGTAATTGCACAGGTGGAACAAATCGTGCCGCCGGGTTTGGTGCAAGAACTTGAAGCTGTTTATATTGGACAGTTCCCAGAACTCGTAGATCGTGAAGTAAAGGCTGTATATAAAGACGCAACAATTTATATGACGAACGAACAAGAAAGCGACGAGGAGATCATAGATGACATTATTCACGAAATTGCACACTCTGTAGAATCTTTTGCGGGTATGGAAATATACTCCGATGGGTTTTTAGAGAGAGAATTCATAGAAAAAAGAAAAAAACTACTTGACATATTGCACAATCAGGGTTATAATATAGATGTAATACAGTTTCTTGATACAGAGTATTCTAAGGAATTGGATTATTTTTTTTATAAAGGAGTGGGATACGACAAAATGGCTATTTTATGTATTGATATTTTTCCAACACCTTACTCTGCAACATCTCTAAGAGAGTACTTTGCAGTGGGTTTTGAAGAATATCTCTACGGGGATAGAGCATCACTAGAAACAGTGAGCCCTACCTTATATCAAAAAATAACTGATATTATTAGTCACTGTTCATAGCCCTTGGAGAAATTATGTCATACATGAGAATGATTAAAACTAAAGAAGTGCTTGTTGACCGAGATGTCGGCGAGGCACACATTACAGTAACTTTATATTCTAGAAATGTTAAAGATTACCCCACCAAGATTGGTTTTAAGGAAGTCAAGGAGATTGGCGAATTGGGCGGAGCCGAGGTTTTAGAGGTTGTTTCTGGTAACTCTATTAGTAATCGCTATGGGGAAGTTACTGGAACGTGGTTGGTTAAGATTCCAACAAAGCACCCTGAAGGTTCCACAATGGATGTTCTTAATAAAAGAAAAAGAACTAGAAAGACCAAGAAAGCAAAAACTGAAAAGACGGGAGAATAAATGCCCCACATATCCTTTTCAGAGCTAAAAAATTGGAACACTTGCCCCCATTATCACAAGCTAGTTAATCTTGATAAGATTAAATTGTTTAAGGGTAATGAATACACTGCTTTTGGTACTGCTCTTCATGAAGTTGCCGAGCAAAAGCTTCTTGATCCTTCTATTGATGAAATTCAATTATTTGAACATTCTTTTTTAGAAGAATTGAAGAAATTGCCTCAAGAGATCGTCCAAGGATTAGATAGGAAAAGAGTTGAAGATATGAGAGTCTCGGGAAAGACTTTATCACCGAAGATCATCCCAGCACTTGATCAATATTTTCAGGATGGATACGAAGTTCTAAAAACTGAAGAAGATTTGATGGTTGACATTGATGAGCACGAAAATTATATGTTTAAGGGGTTTATTGACTTAGTTGTAAAGACACCTGATAGTAGGGTTCATATTATTGACTGGAAAACCTGTTCGTGGGGTTGGGATGCCCGTCGGCGTTCCGAACCTATGACGACATATCAGTTGACTTTATATAAAAACTTTTATGCGAAGAAACACAACGTTGACCCATCAATGATTGACACACACTTTGCCCTATTAAAGAGAACAGCCAAGAAGAATCACGTAGAATTTTTTGTTGTTAGTTCTGGTACAAAAAAGATGAGCAACGCCCTTAACCTTTTGGACAAAGCCCTTTATAATATAAAGAATAAAAACTATGTTAAAAATCGCCTTTCGTGTCATGGTCAATATGGGACGTGCGAATTTTATAACACGGAACACTGTAAAAGGAATTAGAGATGAGTAAGATTAAAATTTTAACATTGGGTGACCACCCGTTTTCTCCAACCGGCGTTGGTATTCAGTCAAGATATACGATTGAAGGTCTTTTACGTACAGGTAAATATTCGGTCGTAAGCCTCGGCGGAGCAGTTAAACACGTTAATAAGAACCCAGTAGTGACAGAACAATGGGGTGACGATTGGAAGATCTTCCCAGTGGGTGGCGAGGGTAAACCGGAAGAGTATTTTGGAACACCTGAAATCGTCCGTTCTGTCTTGAGAACAGAAAAGCCAGATGTTGTTTGGTTGATGACTGACCCCAAGTGGTATAAGTGGCTTTGGCAGATAGAGGATGAAATTAGACCCGTAGCTCCAATTGTTTATTATCACGTTTGGGACAATTACCCTGTACCGCACTTTAATAAGAACGCTTATTTATCAAACGATGCTATCGTGTCAATTTCTAAGCTAACTCACGATGTCGTGAATACCGTTGCTCCCCAAGTTAAGAATTATTATCTTCCACACACGGTTGACACCGAAGTATTTAAGAAGCACGGCACTGATGAGATGATTGAATTTAAAAAGAACTCTCTCGGAGATGAAAACAAGTTTGTTTTCTTTTGGAACAACAGAAACGCCCGTCGCAAGATGAGTGCTTCGGTTCTGTGGTGGTTTTGCGACTTCGCCAAATCTGTGGGTAAGGAAAATGTTTGTCTGATTATGCACACTGATCCAAATGACCCGTATGGTGCTGATTTATCACACTTGTTGTCTGCAACTGACTCTACAGATGGTCAGGTCTTGATTTCAACCGCTAAATATCCACCAAACGAGTTGGCTATGATTTATAGTATGGCAGATTGTACAATCAATGTTTCAGATGCTGAAGGTTTCGGTATGTCTACGTTGGAGTCGTTAGCTTGTGAGACTCCGATTATTGTGAACATGACTGGGGGCTTGCAAGAACAAGTTACTGATGGTACGCAATGGTTTGGGATAGGTGTTGAACCTTCTTCAAAATCTGTCAATAGTTCACAAGGTGTTCCTTATATTTACGAGGACCGGGTATCAAAGGAAGACTTTGTTTCCAGTCTTGAGAAAATTTATAATATGTCACAAGAAGACCGAGATGCCCTTGGTCGTGCTGGTCGTGAACATGTCCTTAATAATTATAATTTTGACAAGTTCAGTCAGCAATGGGACAAAATTATAACTGAAGTTTATGAAACAAATGGTTCTTGGGAAAATAGAAAGAACTATAGTAGCTGGAGAGTGGAAGAATTATGAAAAAAGTCTTAGTGAGAGGACCAGCTTTGTCTAGGTCCGGATATGGAGAACACACTCGTTTTGTGTTACGTGCATTACGTGAGTATGGAGACGAGTTTGATACATATCTGATTAACACCCCTTGGGGTGGCACTAGTTGGATGTATGAAGACAACAAGGAACGAGAGTGGATTGATTCACTTCTCCTAAAAACAATTGATGCTGGAACGACCCTTCAAGCAGATTTTTCTTTGCAGGTTACCGTACCTAACGAGTGGGTTCGCATTTGTCACAAAAACATTGGAGTTACTGCGGGAATTGAATCTGATAGAGTTTCAGACGCTTGGGTACGAGGTACTCACATGGTTGATAAAATTATTGTCCCGTCAGAACATTCTAAAAGCGGATTCCTCGGAGCCCAAACAAGTGTCAAGGATCCATTGTCTGGGGCAGCTAGGGACATTACAGTTGACACGCCGATTGATGTTGTTTCTTTCCCACATAAGCCAGTTGCGCCTGTCAACCTTTCACGTTTAGAAGAATCAATCAATACGGAATTTAATTTCTTATCAGTTGCTCAAATGAGCCCAAGGAAAAACCTAGAGACATCTTTAGTTGCGTTTCTGGAAGAGTTCCACAATGAAAATAATGTTGGTTATGTTCTTAAGGTCAACATTAGAAACAACTCTATTGTTGATTTAGACAACACTCGGGTAGCGTTAGGAAGCTTACTACAAAACTTCCCAGAACGAAAGTGTAAGGTTTATCTAACTCACGGCAACTTTACTGAACAGGAAATGTCCGGTCTATACAACAGTGATAAAATTGATTGCTACTTGACTGCTTCACATGGTGAGGGTTTTGCACTGCCGGTGTTTGAGGCGGCAAGCCATGCCTTGCCAATCGTCGCACCTAATTGGGGCGGATATGTTGATTATACAACATTCAAACCAACTACACGCTCTAAGAATAACAAATCACACTTGGTGGGAGTAAATTACAAAGTTGCTCCCGTACAAGATGAAGCAGTGTGGTCAGGAGTTATTGAAAAGAGCAGTAATTGGTGTTTCACTGATGTTGCAGATTTGAAGGTTAAAATGCGTTCTGTTTATACTGACACAAAGAAGTATAACAGTCAAGCTAAAAAATTACAAAAACATATTCTGAATAATTTTTCAGAAGAAAGACAATATAAATTAATGATTGATTCAATCAAGGAGGTATTATAATGAAATTGTCAGATCAAGCTATGGGTGCCATTATGATGGCGTTACAAAACAGCCTTATGGAACAAACGGATATCGTTCCTGTGCTCCGAGCGTTTAAGTTTGAGCCTACTGATGGGGCAGAGTTGGTAGTCGCAAATCCACCATCCGTCCGAACATCATCGGTCGGCACAGTTATTACTGAAGTGGACGAAGATTAAATGCCAAGGTATCATTACGAGTGTGAAGAGTGTAAATACGAATATAAAGTTCGTCATTCAATGGGGCACACTGTAGAAGAGTGTCCCGAGTGCGGAGAAGAATCTTTGGTTCGTATTCTACCTCACGTTCGTTATGACAATCAAGAAAAGAAAGCCGCAACCGGTTCTATTGTTAAAGCATCAATAGAAGAGGCGAGGCGAGAAATTAAAGAAGAAAAGAAGAATACTTCAAAGGAGTACAAACCGTGAATATTGCTATAGATGTTGCATTAGTTCTGCTCGCCTTGGGTTCATTAGCAACCGCAGGCGTGATGGTGTGGTACGTTAGAAAATTGTTGGTTAAAATGACTTTACTAACAGAACTACAAAAAGAAACAATAACTGAAATTGAGGAGTTTTCAGAACATCTCAAGACTGTTTATGAAATGGAAACGTTTTATGGTGACGAGACACTCCGAGGTCTTCTTGAACACACAGGGAATTTATCAGATTCTCTACAAGATAAAGTATCCAGCGTGAGCTTTATTGAAGACATATTAGAAGAAGAGGAACAAGAAAATGTCGGATAAAACAGTCGCAGCCGAAATCCCAAAAAAGAAAGTTCGGAGACGAAGAAGACGTGGTAGTGGGAAGCACTATTTCAGGCAAGAACATGAAGACGCTATCGTTGCTTACACAAAAGCATTGGATAAGGCAGAGAGGGAAGTGCTCTATAGAGACTTTATTCAGCCCGTTTTCAACGAAATGGTTGACAAAATTGTTTACACTTATAAATTTACGACTCTGCCAAACGTGGACGACCTAAAGGATGAGTGTAAAGTGTGGTTAACCACTATTCTGGATAAGTTTAATCCCGATAAGGGCTCTAAAGCTTTTTCATATTTTAGTGTTATTACAAAAAATTGGTTTATTCACAAGGTTAAGAAAAACTCTTACCGTAATAAAAAAGAAATTACTTTTGATGAATTACCAAAATCTATTGAAGAAAAGCACATGTCCACCCTAAACCCATATCTCAAAGCTCGTGAAGAAAATGAGTTCTGGAACGCCCTTTGGGGTGAAATAAAGGACTGGGGTAGGATGCCGATGAAGGCTAATGAAGAAAAGGTCTATAAAGCAATTTGTGTTTTGATGGAAAACCCAGATGATATTGAAATTTTCAACAAGAAAGCTATTTATTTGTACATAAGAGAGTTAACAGGGTTGAATACAAAACAGGTGGTTAACAATCTAAACAAATTAAGAGTAAAATATAGAGTCTTTATGTCTGATTGGAATGAAGGTAACCTATAAAACAGCGGGGAGAAGAGAGTGGATAAAAAATTAAAAGCGTATGTTGATGAGGCGACAAATAACATTCGTGATGATCGTGCACTCGCTTCTAAACTTCTGACAGATCTTATTACTAATATGACTGGGCAATCAGACCACCAATCGGTTGGTCTGATTGCTGCTAAGTATTTAGAAACGCTTCAGCGTTCTAATGAACAGTTAGTTAAAATCACCTCAATTGTCAACCGTGATAGTGACTCAAAAGCAGAGATTTCTTCTGATCTTAAAGAAGAAATTTATGACATTATCAAGGGAGGCGATCAGCCCAAGGACGGTTGACAAAGAATGAATGAGTTTAACTGATGGAGAAGCTAAAAAGATAGGGTACGGGGTATTGAACCCCGGAGTTCGTCCTTCACCGACATCTGGAGCACCAGACCTTGCGGTCGGTGGTTCTATGCGTGCAATTAAAAATGCGGCAATGAAGGCTTATACCCCAAACGCAAGGTCCGGCACAGGTCCGTATCGTGGAATTGTTTTAATGAAGCTCCCTGAAATCACGGGAGAGGCACCAGAAATGCTTCCAAGAGATTCGTGGTTGAGTAGTTATTTTTATGATACGGCAGAAGGTGAAAACCAAGAACAGATGCCTTATCCTCTAAAGCAATTTAAAGTTTATATTCCCGAATTACACATAGACTTGCCCAGAGTTGAGAAGTATTTGCCATACATTGATGGCGGCGGCGATGATCCTGAATATAAAAAAATAGGAATGTACCCAACATTCATTGCTCGTGACTCGGCTACTGAAGATGCCGAGGCTGGCGACCTCGTTTGGGTAAATTTTGGAAATAACGAGACGTTTGAAGATCCTTATTATATTGGAAAGGTTTTCTCTGAACCGAGCCCCCAACCGGGTGATAGTACATGTGCTCGTGACGCAGCCACTGGTTCCGTCGGCGGTGTCTTAGGAGCCGTGGCTAACGCTGTACGTGGTGCAGTGGCTTCGGTCTTTGGTGGAAACACAACAGGTCCGAACCCTGCATCTGGCGAAGCATTAGAATTTAATAGAGAATACCAACAGCTTGCTGCAACCAACGCAGAATCTGTTCACTTGCAGTTTCCAAACTTAGCGTATGCACCGTTATCAGAACAAGAACGTGTTTGTATTTCTCATCCGAAGAGAAGTAGAACAATACCCCCACAGAGAAGTTTTAGAGGGTCAACATCAGCAAATTGTGAGAACTGTTTTCAGACTCAAACTCCAACATACCCAGTTCGCTCTGGTTCCGACAACGGAAGACCACATATGTATCGTGAACAATTTGTTAGGTATGTTGAACGAGGCGGTAGAAGTGTGAGCGTTTCAGGACGCATCGGTATTGGTTGTGTTAACCACATGGAGAATTATTTAGAGAGAATTCTATTAGCACAGAGGCTTGTAGCTGAAGATCAGGTCGGAAGACCTTATGGATGGGGCTGTAAACATTGGATGCATGAGCGTGGCGGTATTGACTGTTCTGGGTTCACACACCTATCCAGAAGCATGGTTGAACTGATGATGAGTTCAGATTCTAATCTTAATGGTTTACAGAACAACAGGTTTCAAGGATGGACTGGTAAGGGGTTTAAATCAGAGGGAAACAACACCGCTGCCGACGTTATCCCTGCTGGCTCACGAATTGATTTACCGTGGCACGCAGTTGAATACGGCAGTCCTGCCCTTTGGGGCGAGGCTATGAAGAACCGTGGTATTTCTGGTCGCTGGACTCGTGATTATTTTGGAAACGGTTTGGTTGGGTCTCCAATGCACAGTGCTTATGCGTCTTACCGAAGAGGATTGGGTAGGTGCTTGGTTACGATTAATAATGAAACGACTGATCCAAACATAGAATGGGGATCTGATTCGTCACACGCTCCTGCCATGCCCGGTGATTTAATATTAATGGGTCGCAGGACGAGCATCACTGAAGCAAAACAAATTCCAAGTGCAACATCTTCTGTTACTCCAAGAAGAAGACCACACGGTCAACCACATGCATCTACTCATATTGTTACAATTTTTTCTGGTCCGGGAGGGCTACTAAGAACCGTAGAAGCGTCTGGAAGTTCCGGCGTTAAAACTAAATTGTTCCACGAGTGGCACTCTCGTGTTAGGGGCAATTATGGAGTCTTTTTATACGAGACGGAAGAGATGAGAAGAGCTTGGGAGTCTTGCGAGGCTTTATGTGTTCAGCACAACATCCCACACGCAAATGGAAGACCATTAGTTCCGTGGACCCCGGATATTGCAAAAAAGCTCGCTCCAACATTGTATGCCCAACTCCAGCCAGAGGGGTGGTCAGAACAAACCGAAGCAGCTACCGAATCTGTGGAATCGGCATCAGCAGAAGGTTCTAGTTCTGAACCAATTTCATCTGCACCCGTTATGAGCGGAGACATTAGTGAAGCAATAAACCCGGAAACAGGTGAAGCATCAACAGAGGTTGTTAGAACAAACCCGCAACCGACACCAGCACCGGCAGAAGACGGAATTCAGCAGGCTGTGCAGGAAGCTACAGAGGGAACCTCACCGGCTCCAACAACCGGTGGTAATCTACCGGAAGGATCCACGGCGGTACACCCACAGCCACCGAGTGAATCATCTCCTTCTGAACAGCCAGCGGATACAACAGTGTCATCAGGAAACACATCAGCCCAACCAAATACATCACCACCCACTGGGCAAGTTGGGACAGGTGGACCAACTCCAGCAGCAAGAGGTGGGTGTTCCGCAGGTGGCTCTCGTGGCGCAGGCGGTCGTGGCGGCTCCGGAGGTTCCGGAGGCGGCGGTGGAGGAGGAGGTCACTCTGGCGGTCCATCCACACCAAACCCTGCTTATCAGGGCGACGGCGTTCCATTAACAGAACCAAAGGCAAACAAGGTTAGAATACAATTTGATGCTATCCGTACAGACTTTTGCGCTGGCAACGGAGGTACCAAGGCTTCCTTGCGAGAAGATGCTGCGAATGACATGATAGGAGTGAAGAGAGTCGTTAATGAACTGGGCGGCATTTTGCCAAATGGTGGTACAGGTCGTGGTCTTGGTAATTATGATCCTAGCAACACCAATAGAAGCACTACTTCGTTTCACTATACATATTTAGCGTACGATATTTATACACACGCAGGCAGTCTGTATCCAACCTCAAATCCCGATGAATGTGAGTTCGTGATCACATATGACCCCGAAGGGGGATACCCCGGAAACAGAATGTGGGTGGTTTGGGCACGTTCAGATAAAGAGCCGGGAACCGAATTTGAGGGTCACCGAGTAGAAAGATTAACATTGGATGCGAGAGTTTGTCCGAGAGGTACAAACGGACAACCGGTTGTTAGACCAACAACAGGAAACTTTATTAACTTAACCCAACTTATGAGAGCTTTTAACTTTAAACCAATCGGCGGCAGAACGTCTTATTTTCAAAACTGTTCCAGAAACACGATGGGTTCAGAATGGTGGCACTTTCAGTACTCCGGTAACATTAGTGCAGGTCATACTTGGGAAGCAACGATGAAATCAATACACAGCGACCGAGCCTTTAATTGCTCTCCCGTTGCAAAACATAGGCGCAGGGTTTATAGGAATTTAGGCTTCTCTGGTAGAAGTGTAGATGTACCTTGGAGCCCTTGCTAGGAGATGAAAGATGGCAGATAGAGTAGAAGGCATAAACATAAGTACGGTTGATCCGGCTGTACGTCAAAGAATTGAGAATGCGGAGCCAACGGCAACTGATGCTAGTGGTATCTTGTGTGAAGCTATGCGTGAAGGTGTGCCTCAATATATCAATGGTGGGTGTGAACACGTTATTAAGGGCGGCAACAACAACTGGTTGGTCTTGGGCAGAGATAGACCCGGCAGTAGAGCCTCGGGGTACGGAGGTAAGGGTCATACACACGCAGGATCTATTGATCTTGTTGTCGGCAGAATGGGACGCAGAGCGGGAGAAAGATATCCGGAGGGGCATCCGGAAGAAGGTACTCGTATGATGTGCGACCCTGACTTCATGAGAGATTCAGCGAGAATCCATTTAAGTCAAAAAACAGATATTGATACGAATTTTAATTTAGTTCCCGGTTCAATCCCCAGATCAAAGGCAAAATCTGCAATTGGTATTAAAGCTGATGCGGTTAGAATTATCGGTAGAGAAGGGATAAAATTAGTAACAAGAACAGATCCAGAAAACTCACAAGGAAGCAAGAGTGCTTCTGTGTACGGGGTTGATTTAATCGCTGGTAATGATGATTCCGGTCTTGAACCAATCGTTAAGGGTAAGAAGATGGTCGCTGCAATGCAGCAGTTGGTAAGCCATGTTGATAAGCTCAACGGCATTGTTGATAATATGCTGATGATTCAAATGCAGTTTAATGCAGTCCTCACAACTCACTTCCATCAGTCTCCACTCTTTGGTATACCGACTTCTCCATCAATACCTTTAATCCCTACAGGGATTTCAACTATGATTAATCATCTGGTGCAGACAAAGGTTTCTCTGGTGATGAACAAGATCAACTTGCAAACGTTCAAGGCAAATTATATAACAGCAGGGCACAGCCCGGACTGGATTTGCTCAAGATATAATAATGTGAATTAAGGTGAAAAGGGCATATGGCATATTTAACTAAACAAGATCTTCAATACGAAGACACAAATTATAAAGATTACTGGGCTTCACAGTATGGATATGATTACTCCGCAAACAGCGTTGTTCAGGAAAATATCCACAAAGTAGTGCTCGGTGAGGTTGAACTGGGTATAGAATCTTTCTCCGGTGAGAAGTCGTTGGCACCAACTCCCGGAAGCTATTCTGTCAATGGTTTTAATTTTATTGTTTCTGCTGAAGACCGTGATGCTTATTGTGCCCGATATCCACAAGTCTGTCGTACAGGTAGCCAGCGAGACGCAGCAATATTAAAAATCAAAAACGGTGGAACACACTCCCCAGAAGAAATACCTGTAGAGCCAGAGGCAACTCCGGACGAAACACCTTCGGAACCTCCGGCAACCCCGCAACCAGAAGAAACAGAGCCAACAGAGTCTTTGACAACGACTCCTGAATTGCCAGAGCCACCAACAGTCACGACGCACAAGGTTAAAACTTCAGGAAGTAGATTAGCATTCCGCAAGGAACCAAGCTCTGTGTCTGTATCTGAAATTGCGACCCAAGACGAGGATAAGAAAGGTGAACTTATTGAAATGCTTGAGAACTCATCTGGTTTCACCGTCTTAGATCCCGGTGTCGGATATCAGTGTGAGTGGCATTACATTAAACACGGCTCCTCTATTGGATATGTGTACAACAAATTTACAGAAGAGGTTCCAGATTGTGAAGAAGTATATCTTGAGTATGACTGTGAGTCGCCTTATGATTCACCATTTAATATTTCTCCTGATTGGACAACAAAAGAATTAAATAAAGCTTACGAGGATAAGAGTGTAGGTAAATGGTGCGTTCCTTATGAAACCTCACACGCATCTACGGGTGGAGCAGAATTACATAATAGGATGCTAGAAGTTCGCATCCCTGCGACCAAAGTTATTTTATCTGAACTGGGTAAAAACAACACTGATGAATATGCATCCACCATCTGTGAAGCAGTAGCTGCGATTAGAGCAGAAGATTATTATGTGTCTGATAGACCCGGAGAGAACATGAGAGTTCTCGTAACTCTCCCAATCAAATACGTAAATCATCTGGAGGCTCAAAATCCTATCATCCAGTCCGAAGAAGGACAGGTATTTACTGGCGAAGTATACAGTGAAAAGTCCGACGTTAGAAAGGGAACAACAAGACAAACCATTTTATATCTTGATCCTTCTGCCTCCTATAAAGATAGAGTAAAACGAGTCTCTGAAGGTATGCGAACATACGCTACACAGGTAGATAACTTTGACGGAGAAGTTAAGAATTTAGATTTTAGAAAAGAAGCAGATCGTTTTGAGAAGTTCATTGAGTCGTTTAACACATTGTTATCCGCCAATAGTGCCCCGAAGGAAGGAGCACACTCAATTGAGCTTGGAATGAATCAAGACTTTATCCCTACATATGCATCTCAAAATGCATCGGGCTTTTATAAAGCAATGCCTGCTGGTTGGGATGCGTTTAAAGATAGTGAGCCTGCTGACTCACAAAGATCAATTAGATATTTGTTCTACCTGTGGGATATGGAGCAAGCCGTAGACGAGAATATGGATTGGATTGAGTTCGTAGGCAGGTTTACAGACTATGAATTGGTAGAAATTTTTCCGTCGGCTTCCGCCGCCGATTCTGTATCTGATGTATCTGGAATGGGCAATGAGGAAAACCCTTCTTCATCTGGTCAGACCGCAGCAGACAAGGTTGATAAGAAAGTTAGCCCACCCGAGACAGCCGGAGACAGTTGTTTTGAAAACGTCAGTGTTAAGGGTCTGGCTAATGGTATTATCCGCAAAGGAAAGTCTCTTAAGAGTGCCAAAGATAAGCTGAAAGAGGATTTAATTTTTGGGTCTGCGGATATTAGAAAGAGCATTCGTAAAGAGGCAAAGGCTACTGTTGATTTCGTCGGTGAGCCACTCTTGTCCGATATTAATAATCAAATGTCTAAGATTAATGAGTTGGATGATGTCTTTGAGGTAGTATTAAATAAAATCTCCTTGATGGATTTAGTCGGTGCTATTATGGCTTGCTTCAATGTAGATTTTAAACTAGACATTGATTTGAATCTTCCTCTACCGTTGAGGTTAGATTGTTTAACGTTGCCAACAATTCCAACGATTAAGCTTCCTGATGATCTTCCAACGATGGACATCATGGCGGATCTCCCAAAGGAAATTTTTAATGCTATTGTTGATGCCCTAACTCAAGCTTTCGTGGCGATGATTAAAGACTTGGTTGTGTCCTTGCTTGATCTTTGCAAGGAAGAATCCGAGGATACAGTCGCAAATATAAACGATGCAATTGAGGAGGCTACTGAAGCAGCAGCTATGAATCAAGACGAGGCAATAGCCTTGGCAAATCAGAAGAAAAAAGATGTTCTTGCAGCAGCAGGTCTCTTGGGCGGTCCTTTTAGTGCTCCCTTATCTGAAGAGGATAAGGCTGACAGGTTGTCCGACTTGAGTCTTCTCTTGGGAGATATTTCCCTTTTGGTTTCACCCTCGGAACTGTGTAGGTTATTGTATGGTCGCTCCTCTACTAGAACTTTAACAATAGTTCGGTCACTTGTCAATAGAAAATATCCAAATTTTAAAAATAAATTAAAAACGAAAACCTCTATCAAAGATTTTATGATTCTTATTGGACGTATGGTTGATAGTAGCTTCTGTGAGCAGCTTGCTAAAGCACCGCAGACCAAATACGGCGTAGGAACTCTGTGTGATACGACTATTGATGACTTAGGTACACCAGAAGCCGAGCGCATTCGCTCCAAGGGCGACGACATCACAGAGGATCAGATCCTTGAGCAGCTTGACCGTGGGAGAAAGAGAAAAGAAAAAAGAGCTAATGATTTAGCTGATATTCTCACAAAATTGGCAGATTTGCAATCAGGTAGGGCAAATCCATTCCAAGATGCAATGCCTCCACTGTTCTGTGGCACAAACCCAGACGGTTCACCAAAGCCGGGGCTTATAGAGCTTAAACACGAATCAATTGACTTTATGATGGATAAGGTTATGGATGTCGTATTTGAACCAATTTTCATGGCATTCAATAGAGATGTTTCATCTTATAAGGACGTGATGATTACGAATACAAATGTTACGACCGAGGTTGCAGCGGCAAAGCCTGCGCCGGAAGATGGTTATATGTGGCACCCTGAAGTATTGAGACAAAACGCTCAAGGTGTGCAATTTGATTTCTATGATGGCGGCGACGCAGAATTTAATAATTTAACAGATAAAATCCAAGTCCAAGATGGTGTAAGAAAAGTAAACACCACAACCCAGAAGCTATTAAACAATCTTGAAGGTACAGGTGCATTTGTTACAAAACTTGACACCGAGGGGGTTTATTATGAAATGGTACTCCCACCAGATCCAGATACAAGAATGGCGATAGAACAACTTAAGGAGCAGCTTGCTGCTCTTGGTGACATAGGTGGAATGGGAGATGTCCAAGTAAACGACATTGATTGGGAAAGTCTCATGCAGACTATTCCTGATTGGAGAATTAGATATAAGATTCCATACCAGACTTCCGAAGACAAGGGAAGACTTGTAGACGACGAATATGTTATTGAAATCTTTCCCGGAGAAGATCCGGAGGCTACAGATTTATCCCTGAGAAGAGAGATTAGTGCTCCCGTCAATGACAGTGCAAGAGCTTATATCCAAGAACTATACCCAGAAGCGACCGGCAGTGTCTTTGAAGAGCCTACGTCTGTGCCATTTGATGCAGCATATGCTCTCCAAAACTTTATGACAGTCTGTGACGAAGAAAGTGGAACTACAACTGTAGAACAAAAGATAGAGGATCCCTGTAACCCAACTTCTACCGTCCCGATGTTCACACTTGCAGCCTGTCCAGACAAGCCAACAAACTTGCAAGATATATTAAATTCCTTAGATGCCGCATCGGGTGATCCAAAAGCAGTTTGTGAAATTCTTATTCCTTTGCTTGGTACAGAATTTGTGGAAGATGAGAGAATTAGAACCCGTTTTGAGGACAACTGGGATTGTATCAGTGGGTATTTTCACGCCGGTGCGGTGAAGCACATGCCACCACAAGCAGAAGTGTTTGGTAGGCAAGCAGAAAAGATGTGGTCAGAGGCTTTATCTGGTGTTAACACTTCAGACGACGAACTATTGGGTAGAATTAGAAAATACTACGCATCATACGTGCACCCACAAGTCACCAATGATGTAGTATCTATGATTGCCAAGCGCATTGCGAATTCAACCTTGTTTCAGTCACATGATATTACAGTTCCGGGTATGGACACTCCGACATCAACTCCTTATTTAGAAAAGGTGGTGTTTTTAAGAGAGCCCACAAAGATTGAAAAAGCTTGTAATATTGACCCACACCCTTTAACGGTGGAAGAATATAAAAAACAAGCCAAGGATGAATTTCAAGGTGGCGGAGGATTTTGTTCTTTGATTGAAGGTGTCGCAGATGCCAAGAAGCAAGATCCTATGCGAGCAGCTATGTTGAAGTCGGTCGCACAGATGACCATCCGAGCTTATGTTATAGATTATTTTCTTCGTGGAGTTTTTGCATTCACTACGTTCTCTATTGAAGAGACACTTGATGATTACGTTCTTGAGTTTATGATCAAGAAGATGATTGAAGAAATGAGATCCTACGAGGGTGAATATTCAGAAATGTTTCTTGAATATATAAATTCAATTTCACCAAAGCAGCCTGATGCAAGTTCACAGCTTGACAAAGAAGCTCCAATCTCTGACGACGGCACCGTCGTTGACGAAGAATTTGATACTGATTCAGATCCCGAAGAGGTTGTAATCAGCAATCTTAAAAAGTTGTTTGTTGACGAATTCGCAGTCGTTGCGGTGGAACTAAAAGACTTAATCCAGAGGTCAGATAAGACCCTTGAAGATGAAATATCTTTTGACAACTCAATCAACGTACATGATCTTCTGATAGGTGACAAAGATGGCGGATGGATTCCAGTAATAGACTTACCAAACAGTGAGAAAGAAAATAGGTTTTCTGACATTGAAAACGCTCAAGATGTTTCACAAGTTTCAAGTGTAAGTTCTTTTGATAATGGTTTAGATTTTGACTTATCAAATGGGAATATGTTTTTAGAGACCTTCTTTAAGGTGGTTAAAAAAGATTGGAACCGCTCTGATATGGTTGAGAAGATTTTACCAAGTATCTCCGGCTTAAGAGCAATTGTGGAACAATATGTTAAAGACGAATATTTTGGAGATGATATTGGTGATAACAATGAAGCTCAAAATATGATAAACACTTGGGTTGAGATGCTTCAATCAAGTTATGATCATATTGCGACCACCGGATTGGTTGATATCTTAGACAACAGTTGGAATCAAACGTTTGGTCATCTCGGGGTTGACGGCGAGGTTTACGTCGGCGTTAGAGAAATAGATCGCTTAGTTGACGAGTTTGTTGGTCTTGTTGCTTCTTCCACGACGGAATATTCGGTTAAAATAACCCCGCACGTTGATGGTTCTGCATCTATTGTTGCCGGTGCAGGCGTTGGTGTTTTTCAGGGTGTTGATGATGCGATATTCGGAGATGTGGGTGAACAGGTTTGGAAATTTGATAATTTCTTTACTATTGAAACGGGCATGAGGTTGTGTTATGTTTCCCCCATCGCCAACAACCCCCTAGAGTCCAAGGTTCTTGAAGACCTGTATGGAGCACAAGAGTTTGAAGGACTCGGCAGTGCTGGCTTGTATGGCACACTGAATAAGAAATATAGATCTTTTATGATAGAAGAACAGCTTGACCTGCAAGATCAAACTATGGGGGACGGTCGTATCTCGCTCAACATCAAAGAAAGAAAGGTTTACGCCACTCCTCTTATTGAAGTTAGGGATTCGTCTATTAATGATCAGCTTGCGGGAATGAGTCTTTTAGACTTGAGTGTCTTGGGGTTACCCGGCACTGTCGGTGGTTCAACTTGGTCTAGCACCCACTATAACAGTGAGCAGGTAGGCAAGATGAAACAAAAGATAAAAGACTCCCCTGAATACGCAGCGTTGTTTAAATTCTCTGTACCCACGGAAAGGTTTCTTGGTATGCTCACCGTATATACGATGATGTCTGTGTCGGCATCACCGAGAGTAGAAGCAATCTTTGAGGGAACGAAAGACGAGTTGATGAGGACATTTATGGCTTTATCTAATCCAGATTGGAAGGCACCCGAGGGTCCGAGCAATGGTGACATTGCGAAGTTTCACGAGCACTTTGGTGGTCTCACCACTCCGTGTTTCTCGTTCTCTTGGGGCATGGGCGGTATGCCGGGATTCAAGGGTCTTGGAATGGATCTGGTTCTCAAACTGGCTGTTAAGACACCATTGTTGATCTTTAAGGCTGTGGTTGAAATGATAGACCCCAACATTAAGATTGCTAAGTGGATTATTGATTTAGCTAAGTTTATTGGAATTTGTTTGCCGATGCCAGTGGTATCTCTAGGACTCCTTCCACCAACCGTCTTCGGCTTTCCGCCATTCGGGTTTGGTATTGGACCTTTATTGACTCCGCTCGGCTTCGGATATTTGGCTCTTGGGTTTGAAATTCCGATTGGTAACCCGTTTGCAGATGACGGCAATGAGGACGAAAATGACGTATCAGAGGAACAGTGCAACGAGGAAAGAGACAAGAAGCAGCAAAAGATTAAAGCTTTAAAAGAAAAAATCCTTGCAGCAACACAGAAATAAGCAATAAAGATATATTGTTGATAATTACAGTACGAGGAAATGAAAATGAAAGTAAGGAGTTTATCTCCCAAATTGCCCCTAACATACGATGAGCAACAAGGTTATAGGATGAACACCGGCTTTGTGGAGCTTGTCGTACAGAATTTAAAGATGTTAATTCTGACAATACCGGGAGAAAGGATTATGGAGCCCGACTTCGGTGTTGGTCTTAAAACCTTTCTTTTTGAGCAAAATGTGAGCAAGGTACATGGAACAATTAGTGCTAAGATTAAGCGTCAAGCACAAAAATACATTCCATCAATTGATGTGACTGCTGTTGACTTTTATAACTCAGAAAACACTGCCGATATGCCAGATAATTATTTGCATATTGTGGTCTCGTTCTACATCAAGCCCCTTGAGTCAAGTTCAACGCTGGATTTGTTGTTTGATTCCAACAAGGGACTATTTACTGATGGACACGTTAAGGGGAGTAAATTGAAATAATGCCAAAGAAAATTGTACCAATTAAATATACCAGTAGGGACTTTGATTCTATCAAGTCATCATTGGTGGATTATGTAAAGAGATATTATCCAGAAACCTTTAGAGACTTCAGTGAAGCATCTTTTGGTGCTCTTATGCTTGACACGGTAGCTTACGTCGGCGACGTATTGTCATTTTATCTAGATTATCAAGCTAATGAGAGTTTTCTTGACACGGCTACAGAATATGATAATATATTAAAGCTGGGGAAACAGTTGGGCTACAAGTTTAGAGGAAACCCTTCCTCTTATGGCATGGTTACGTTTTATATTTTATGCCCAGCAAACAACACAGGTACTGCACCTGATATGTCATATATGCCGGTTTTAAAAAGAAAATCACAATTTCAATCAACAGGTGGTGCATATTATATGTTGGATGAAGACATCCATTTTGATCACCCGACCAACGAAGTACGTGTTGCACGAGTTAACGAAACGACCGGTGTCCCAACTGCATATGCGGTAAAGGCTCACGGTAGAGTTGTTTCTGGAAGACTGACTGAACAATATATTAAAGTTGGCAATTATAAAAAATTTAGAAAAATCGTTCTTGACGCATCCGACGTTGCAGAAGTTGTCTCTGTTGTTGATGACGAAGGGCACGATTATTACGAGGTTGAGTATCTATCTCAAGACGTTATCTACAGACCGGTTACAAACAGAAACGAGGACAGGTTTGATGCTCCGGAAGTTTTAAAACCATTTCAGGTTTCTAGAAGGTTCGTTACGGAACGAACAAGAAATAAGATGGAGTTGCAGTTCGGAGGAGGTTCCGATCTAGAGCTTGATACAGATAACGTTGTAAACGCTTCGGTAGTAGACCCAGCGAACGTAGTGTTGAGAAGGCACGGTGCTCCATATATTTCGGATGCATCATTTGACCCGCACAAACTTGTTGAATCTGACGAATTCGGTGTTGCACCGTCAAACACGACTTTACACGTTATATATAGAATAAACAGTGCAGCCGACACTAATGCTTTCTCGGGTACGATTACCAAAACATCATCTCCTTTCTTTGAGTTTAAGGAGAGGACATCTCTCAATTCCACTGAAGTCGGTGCGGTCATGAGATCGTTGGAGTGTGTCAATGAGGAACCTATTGTTGGTGATGTATCTCTCCCAACAAGTGCAGAGCTTAAGACAAGAATTTTAAACACATTTGCAACGCAAAACCGAGCAGTTACCGCCAAGGATTATGAGGCTATGACATATTCAATGCCTCCAAAGTTTGGTGCTATTAAAAGGTGTCGTATTTACCGAGACGCTGATTCTATGAAAAGAAATTTAAATATGTATATTGTCTCCGAAGCGCAGTCCGGGAACCTTGAGAGAAGTAATGATACAATTAAAACAAATTTAAAAACTTGGCTAACAAAAAACAAGATGGTCAACGATACTATTGACATCCTTGATGCAAAGGTGATTAATTTAGCTGTGGATTTTGAAGCCATCGGTCGTCAAGACATGGAGAAGTTTGAAATTTTACAAAAGGCTAATTTAGCACTAAAACAACACTTAAAGAGACACCCGTCCATCGGCGAACCATTTTTCATTACAGATATCTACAAGGTTCTTAAGAACATTGATGGGATTGTTGATGTTACAAACGTGAACATTTCTCTGAAAGCGGGAGGCAACTATTCTGATATCAGGTTTAACGTACGATCAAACACATCTCCGGATGGGAGATATATTGAAATTCCAAAGAATTGTATTTGGGAAGTTCGTTATTTGAAAAGAGATATCAATGGAGTGATTAGATAATGTCAATTAAAAAGTTTATTGCAGAAAAAGACACAACCATTACAAATGCGTTCAAGGCAGACCTTCAGACGAGAGGTGTTGACGCAAACATGGGAGCATCGGATACGCTAGAGGTATTTTCTGTATATGCTCAAGGAGTACCACCACTTGATGAGAACGGAGATTTTGAAAGAGACGAAGATGGTTTAATTGTTAATACAGTTGAAAAAGCCCGTGTACTTTTATCTTTCTCTTCTTCTGACATTGCTGATGCTCGCACAAACGGGAATATCCCTTCAGCCGGAAGTGTTGAATTTAAATTAAAGTTATATAACGCTGTGCACGCATTTACTCTTCCTTCTTCATTTGATGTGACGGTGAAGCCAGTCTCTACTGAATGGGTGGAAGGTGTTGGTTTGGATATGGAAGAATACTTAGATCACGGTGCTTCATCTGGAGGTAAGGGTGCAGATTGGAATAGAGCAAGTTCAAGCGCAGTCTGGACAACACCCGGTGCTGATTATATTGCAGACGGATATACAAAAACAGCCTCTTTTGAAAAAGGAACTGAAGATCTGGACCTTGACATTACAAATATAGTTGAGGCTTGGATCGCAGAAACGATCCCCAATTACGGACTTGTCCTTATGCTCTCCCAGTCGGCTGAAGATTGCGACTCTAGGGAATCTTATTATACAAAGAGGTTCTTCGCCAGAGGGACTGAATACTTTTTCAAAAAACCTTCCATTGAGGCATTGTGGAACTCCTCTAAAAAAGATGATCGTGGGAAATTTTACAAGAAGAGTAATTTACGTTCAGAAGATGACAACACAAACATTCTTTATTTAAAAAATATTGTTGCGGGTTCTAGTAAGGACATCCCACTGACTGGTTCAATGGTTGTAAAAGTATATTCTGATGAAGACAAAACAGATGAAATCACACCAGATCTTAATGAGGTCGTACGAGAATCAGCCGGAAACTATAAAGCTTCTCTGGTTATAGACACCGATACTGAGCTTATTTATGTAGATTGGCAAGATGATGAAAACACGTATCATTCCGAAGAAATTAAAGTGCTTACGAGAGAGGTGGCTTCAGAAACGCTTCCTGTATACGTTACAAACGTAACGAATATGAAAAGTGTATATTCTAGCGATGAAACGGCAAGGTTTAAATTATATTGCCGATTAAAAGATTGGAATCCAACTATTTATACTGTGGCGAGTAAAGAGATAGAAAGTGACGTTATTGAAACGGCATATTTTAGAATCGTCCGGGTCGTTGATGAGGAAGTTGTAATAGATTACGGAGAGCACACAATGTTATCTTATGATAAATCAGGAAACTATTTTGATCTAAACATGGAACTTTTAGAACCTGATTATGCATATAGAATAGAACTCCAGTACGATATTGAAGGAAATCCACAACAACAACCCGAGACGTTTAAGTTTAGGGTAGAATAAGTATGAGCATTAAAGACCTTTTTGGAAAACGGTCAAATCAGATTTTAACTGTTGAAGAATACGAAAAAACTGTTGAGCGTAATGGCGAGTCCATAGAACAAATTGAGGAAAGAACTGAACTGCAAAGTCGGTTTATCCCTCGTGCATCTGTTGATTTTGACGATCCCAAGACTTTTGCAAGATATGGTTCTGCTGAAAAGTATTACACAGATGCGATCAATTCTATTCTGAATACTTATCCCTATGATGGTTCTTTATCGGAGAAAACATCTTGGCACAACGGTTCAACTTATGTTGATAATTATATTTTTGAAAACGAGTATCCTCGCACTACGGGTTACGTCTCTCTAAATGAAATAGATGAACACCCATCTTCTGGTTTTTCGGCACTTGACGGGATTCAATATCGGGTCTTGGAAGACGCACAATTAATTTATGTTAAGGGTGGTCCCAACCCAACCCCCCACAATGCAACGGGAGAGTTGCGAAAAGAATACCCCGAAGGTTTGGGTAAGTCTAACATCTGGAACCCGGATCTTAAAAGAGAATCAAATCTTTATTGTGATGGTGCCGAAGGTAACACCGTTGAGGTGTGGTTTAAGATGACCGAAGACCGTGAAGCGGTGGACGGAAATCTTTGTTTGTTTGATTTGTGGAACAATCACTTGGAAGGAACAGAACAGTTCGCTCGTTTTGCGGTAGAATTGCCAGAAGATAAGACATCTTCAAACCACTTGTTACAGGTAACATATGTGTCTGGTTCGGCTGGGGTTGATTCTGTATCCATCGGCGACAGAGACAACCTCCCAGAAGATTTTGATTTTTCCGCTTGGAACCATTATGCAGTTTCTGTGTACAACACAAACGATTCTGTTGCTACTAGGTTTTACTTAAATGGCAAGCTCATTGAAGAGGTCGTTTCAGGAACTCCAGTAAGTTCTTTTGTAGGGGAGACAAATCATCTCTCGGCAACTATTGGCTCTATGCATTATAATGATATGTACGGCACCGGTGCGATCCGTGGCTCCCTTGACGAATTTAGGTTTTGGAAATCGTCCCGCACATCCGAACAGATTGGTCGCTCTTGGTTTACTCAAGTAAACGGAGGAAACAACACCGACGAATCTAATCTTGATTTGGGAGTTTATTTTAAATTCAACGAAGGGATTTATAACACTGAAAAGGTTACAGGGTTTGATCGTCAAGTTTTAGATTATTCAGGTCGTGTGTCCAACGGCGCAATCGTTAACTATTCTTTAAGCGTTCGTTCGTTGGGCTCTGCTATTGATGAAAAGCAGGGTATTAACAATACAGAAAATAAAGATCCTATCGTATATAGAACACACCCAGATGTACAAAGTCTTATTGACGAGAAGAAGCTTGAGGGCTCAACTCACGACATGTCCAACAACTCTGCAATATACAACACAATGCCAGAGTGGATTACTACCGCAGATGAAGAGTCTGCCGGTCAAAACTTATTAGATCTCACGCAGGTGGTATCAAGTTATTTTGATACACTGCACTTGCAGATTGAGGCACTGCCTTCAATCACAAACACACATTATGTGCAGGACGGCGAGAAGCCACTACCATTCGCAAAACACTTGCTTGAGTCGGTAGGCTTTGTTGCTCCTGAAATTTTTGTTGACACGACTGTCCTTGAGGCTCTTTCTGATAGAAATGAAGAGAGGGTTTTTGAGGAGAAGCTTCACGATGTAAAGAATCTGATTTATCAGAACATTTATAATAACATTACTGGTATCTACAAGGCGAAGGGTACGGAAAAATCTTTTAGAAACCTGCTGCGTTGTTTTGGTGTAGGTGATGAGCTTATTAAAATTAATCTTTACGGTGACGGAGTTACACACGAGATTAAAGATAGTTATAGATCAGTATCGGTCAAAAAGAACTACCTAGATTTTAATAACCCAGATAGACACGATTCAACAGTATAT